TTACTATACTGGCAATCTGGACTTCGTTTATTTTCCGAGAGATTATTTCCCGGTTAGTTACTTTCCGGGACTTGTTCCGCTCGATACTACGGAAGTTAGTTTTACTTTCAAAATTCAGACTCAATCTGAGAAGAAATTGGGTATAAATAGAGAGAGCGAAGCAACTTTAAAAATCAATCGTCAACTAGAATTTAAACTAGAAAGATAACAGGAGAAGTTATGGATTACCTTACAGATATTAAGCTATTAGAGGATATTGGAAAAACGGACGCAGAGATTGTAAATATTCTCAGTGGTAAAACCCAATCTCCAATCAAGATTTCCGATCTAGAAAACTTTTTCACTTTTGAAGATTTGGCAAGCAAAAACGCTATTACTTCAAACTGGGAAGGCGTTTTGATTGATGAAATCAATAACGATGTGTTTGGTTTAAGTACCGCCCTTGTGGAGCTTTTCAAGCATGTCAACAAAACCAGATCAGAGGTTATTGATACCACGGTCGCTGAATGGGCCGAGAAATCTTGGCTTTTGACAAACGCTCTTGTGGCTGCCGGAATTATTACCAGTGGTCAGCAGGACGCATTTTACAACTTGGGTCGCGGAAGAAGGCATGTGGGCTTGAACGAAGATGGTGTAAATTACTTGCGAACAAAATATAATGATGAAGAACTACCAAGGCTTGAAGCTGTTGGTCGTGTTAACGAAAGGGCCGGAGCTGCTCAACAAGCGGCACAAATAGCACTATTGTCTGAAAAAACTCCACAGGAAATTCTTGCTGACGCAGAAACTGCTTGGAATAATTCTTAATTCTTACAAATATGAGGTTAAGATATGACTGTTCCAAATGGTTATGTAAAATTTAATGCCGATACTGGTAGTGACACCTTGTCTAGCGGGCTTGGTCCGTCTACCCCTCTTAATGGTTCTGCTGCCAGTACCACAGCATCCTCTTCAGTTGTAAATGGAATAGATACTACTGCCGTAACTGCCGGTGATTTATTGTGGGTGCAATCTTCTTCTGGTCGCCAGTTTAGCATTATTGCCAGTGTTGATAGTACAACACAAGTAACCTGCGATGACACCTTCGATAATACGGAAAGCGGTAGAACTTGGGCTATAGGTGGAAAAAGAGCCACTCTGGACGATGCTAGTTCCCGTAGACTAACTTCTGGCGACATGGGGCAAACTTGGATCGAGCTTGAAACAGATCAAACTATCACTTCTGGTTTAGGCGTGGCTGGGGAATACGCAAGAATAAAATCTTCTGGTTCTACAAAAAAGACCATTACAATTTCCGGTGTTGGCGAATATATGTTCGTTAGAGGTACTTTCTATCTCAGGGATATAAAGATGCGAGCATTAGATAATAATGTATTCGCTGACGCTGGCGGTAATTCTACCACGATGTTAAGAGCTAATGGTTGTGTAATCGGAGATCCTGATTATCCTTTTTCTGCTTTAGTTTCTTCAAATTGGTCTGTTAATTTTGATTTATATGAAACTTTGATTCAAGAAATAAATCCCTCTGGCGATATTGCTGCGGGAAATACTTTGCTTGCTAGTAGACTAATGCTAGACAACTGCATTATGAAAAATTGTGGAAGATTTAATATGGTTGGCCCCGGAGGATCTCTGTTTGGTTTTAGAAATTCTATATTTATTGGGACTGGTGGCGATTTAAGTTCTGGTAATTATGGAATTGTCGATGTTCAAAATTGTATATTCTACAACTATGACTCTGTATTTATTGGCGGATCTTGGCGATTTGAGATTTATAATTGTATTTTCCATACCGTTAACAATATAGTCAAAGATATTTACAGTCGCCCAGAATTATATTTCGGTGTAAGAATTTACAATTCTTTTGGATATAATACTACCTCAAATACAATTACGTCTAAAGATGTAATCAGCTATACAGCATTAACAGAAGATCCTTTTGTGGATGTGTTTAATGATGACTTTAATATAAATAATACTACGGGGGGAGGAGCTGTTATAAAAGCAGTCTCGCATCAGTTATGACATTACCCAATGGAAATGTAATCTTAAATTCTTCTACTGGTAGCGATACACAGTCTAGTGGTTTAGGCCCCTCTACAGCTGTATATGGATCTAATGCGTCTATAACGCTGGATAGCAACGTAGTTACCGGAATCGACACAACCGGCGTAACAGCAGGTGATCTTTTGTGGGTACAATCTTCTGTCGGTAGGCAGTTTATTATAATAGCGAGTGTTGATAGTGCCACTCAGGTAACATGCGATGAAAATTTTAATGTAACGGAGTCGGGTAGAACTTGGGCGATAGGTGGAAAAAGGGCAACGCTAGACAATGCGGATCTTAGCACTATTTATGGTACTTATCCATATAATCACCCTGACCGGGAGTTGTGGATAGAGCTAGAAACTGATCAGACAATAACTTCTGCGATTGTTGGATACCAAGCAGCGGCTAGGATAAAATCCTCTACCGGAAGTGTAAAAACCATAACTCTGGCATCTGGGTCTTCAACAGTTTATGTCTTCGGCATATCTAGCGTATTCTTAGACAGAATTAAAATCAGATGTGAAAACAGTGACCATTCGGTATTCTGGGGGTTAACGTCTGGAGGATGTAAAGCATATTTGTTTAATTGTGTTGTTGGGGAATCTTCTTATCCGATCAAAATGTTGGGTCATGGTGGCACTCAAGGGTCTAACGTTTCTGCATTTAATACAAGATTTGAAAGCATAAAAATAACCCCCGCTTCTCAATTCGGTCTTGACAATGGCGATATGCACGGCTGGAACTGTGCTGTGAGGGCTAATGGTTGTTTGTTTTATAATTGCGGGAGTATTCATGGTTCTGGGTCTAACATAGATAATTATTTTGGAAGTACCAATATATATTCCCAGCTTACAAATTGTATTTTTATAGGCGATGGGGTTACGGATTTATCTGGACCATATCTACCATCTTTTAAAAATTGCATTATAACAAACTATAGATATATAGGAAACATAACGACCGACGCAGTTCCATACGCAACGATACAAACTTTTGGAAATATTAAAAATTGCTTAGTACATAATGTTGACTCTATATTAAATATAAACCCAAGCACGCTAGATATTAGAAGGTTGGATGTTACAGATAGTTTCTTTTATAACGTTGGTAGTTTTTCCAATGTGCAAAATATAGAGTCTTATATCGGTCTAGACAATACAACTTTAACGGCAGATCCGCTAGAGGTTATAAACGACACCGTTCAAATAAATAATTCTGTTGGTGGTGGCAACCTAGTACGAAATTCGGAGATCAAACTGTGACAACTATTTATACTTTTGCCAATTTAGCAGACGCAGACCAAGGGGCTAGAACAGACCTTCGCCCATTTGGACAGTTCTATGCTCCAACATCTGTCGCCACCCAATGTTATAACGCCCTTTTTGGTAAGGGGAATTATGATGGGGCAGATAAAAATCTTGCCGCCAATTTTGAGATGCAGGATAATGATAACACAACCTTGGTGAGAGACAGTAGCGGTAACGGAAGAGATGGATACTTTAAAGATAGATTTGGTACGTGGGGTGGAGAATATTCATTTGGTACAACTTCTGATCTTTCTTATGAAGATGGTCCCAAAGGTTATTTGCCTAGATCTTTACATGTTCCGGGCAAGGAGAGCGGCTATGATCCCGGAGAAATAGCGTTTGGGGTCGGTACCAGCACTAAAATAGACTGGGCCGATATACCAGAATCTCAGGGGATAACACTTATTGGATGGGCTAACATGGGTCCAAGTTTTTCTGGTATGCAAATGTTTAGAAGGCTTGCTCACCCCAACCCCTTAGCACCTTCTGATTATTATTTTGGAATTCATAGTCAAAACAATGCTGGCTGGACTGCTTTCACGGGTAGTACCGGTGACTACACTGGCAACAGTTTAACTGTTACTCCAAACACTGGTGTAAATAGACTACAGCCAGACACATGGTATCATGGTGCTTATGTTATTAAGGATCTTAACAGAAAAATATATCAAGATGGCGTGTTAAAGGTTGAAAGGCCGGATGGGGCAACGGTAGTATATAATATTAACGCCGGTTTTTATATTGGTGGAGGTGGTTATCTTGCTGGTGTTTCTATGTTTAGTCGCGAATTATCAGCAGATGAAATCTCAGAAGCCTATTCCGGCCCAGAGCCATACGCACAAGTAATGCCCACAATATCAGGCACGCCCGCCGTGGGAAGTTTCATTACAATCAACGCCGGAACTTGGAACTCACAATCCAACGGGACGATAAGATATACATACAAAATGTATAGCTATAGCGATACCGCCGGTTCGGACGAAAGATTAGAAAAAGAAGTTACTACTTTTCTAACATCGCAGAAGATACTTCTTCGTGGGTCATCAAGACTAGCGGGCCGCTATCTAAGATTCATTATTTCTGCTGAAAATGATGGCGGAACTGACCCGCTTGAAGTTTATGAAACATCTTATACTGCGGCTGTTGCTTCGGGATCTGAGCCAGCTTATGTTAGCTATAACGCTTTGTTTGGTTATGGAAAACATACACACGATCCAGAACTTCAAACACGCATGTTATTTGATAGTGATCCAACACTAGAAGAATTTCAGCAATATGGCGATTGGACTGTTAATAATATAGCTTTAACTGACTCTAATTTAGTAGACGTTGGACCTACTTCGTATTTAACTAAATCTTTTAATCAATCAGTGGTGGGTCAAAATATTACATTTAGTTCGCCTAATGCAGATTTAACATCTACTGGATACACTGCTGGTTCTTGGGTCAAGCTAGATGCGTATGAACCTGTCGGCATTTCTAATGTCATATCTATGGCAAATCATAGTGGTGGCTGGATAGGCTTGCGGGTATTTGCAACTGCCTATTTTGCAACTGGTGCAGTTAATCCGCCGGTTGGTTTTAGCTGGAATAACGAAGTTGGGCTTGGTGGCTGGGGACATATTGTAGGAAGGCTCGATACTACCGGTTTTCAACAGCCTTCTACTGCCGAGATATACTTAAATGCCGAGTCTCAAGCTTCTTCATCTTCCGCTGGAAGTTGGCATATCCGGCCAACCTCTGGAGATCTTATGTATCGTATACCGGGCAACATGGCGGATTTTTGGTGGATTCAAAGAAGTTTATCTGACACAGAAATTTCAGAAACTTACACAGGCCCAGAACCAGTTAATGTTGTCCCGGCATCTATTTCGGGCGATTTTAGAGTTGGCTATACGCTTTCCATTTCCTCTGGCGTATGGGACTCTCAAAACAACGGAATCATGACTAAAACTTACCAATGGTATCGTGCAGACGATATTAATGGAACAAACTTAACAGCAATCGCTGGAGAAACTTCTTCAACATACACTTTAACAATAAATGATTATAAAAAATATCTAACCGTTAAGGAAAGATCCAGCAATGACGGGGGCTATGATGAGCTTGAAGACACGTTTGCAACTTACACTTCCCAAATAGCTTTACGTGGCGGAATGTTGATGTTAAAGGCTGGATAATTTATTTTTTACAATTACAACCCTTAAATGTAAAAATTTGGGTATAACTATTTATAATCAAGAAAGTTTTATCGCTACCCTGTATAGCCTAGAGAGAAGAAAATGACATGTTCGGAAGAAGAACTACATTATAATGATGTTGGAACTGTGTTTCTAGTTACCATGAATGATTGCGTTTCTGGTACTTCCACCGTTCTAAATATATCGTCCGCTTCTTCTTTGCAGCTTATTTTAAAATCACCCTCTGGAGTTTCATCAACAAAAAATGCGGTTCTGGATTCAGACGGAACTGATGGGAAAATGAAGTATACCAGCGTAGCGGGAGATCTAAACGAAATAGGAACTTGGAGAATTCAGGCAAAAATACAAATTCTCGATGGAGTTTTTAGATCAAATATAGATACGTTCAAAGTATACGAAAACCTATAGGGTAATTATATGTCGTGGCAAGTAGATATGGTTTTAATGTTAAGGTCTATAATTGGAGATCTTGATGGTTTAAAATATACGGATGAGCGTTTAAAGCAGGTTTTAGTGATAGGAGCTTATAATGTTCAGAATGAGGCCAGCTTTGCAAATACTTATGTGGCTAGTGTGGGGCAGGTTTCTCTTTCTCCCGATCCAATTAACACAGGAGATTCGGACTTCGCCGTTTTAAGCGTTTATAAAAGTGCCTGTATTCTTATAGGTAGTGAAGTAAAAACAGAATCAGCAAACGCGATTTCTATTAAAGATGGACCTTCTGCAATTGACCTAAGAGGTGTTAGCGGAAGTTTGTCTGCGTTGTTTAACAGTATTTGTGCAAAATATGATGAGATGCTGACAAAATACCAATATGAAAGCGGCAATGGAGATGGAACACCTGTTGGAACTGCCGTTCTCGGTCCTTATAGCCCCGGTAGTTGGGGCGTTGCCCAGAACCGTAATAATGGCGGTTTTTATTAACATTTACCTAACTGGAGAAAAGATATGGCTTCTGTAAAAATTATTGGCGGGAATGGGTTTAATGAAGGGGGTGCTGTTACTTTTGCAACACCTACCGGAGTTGTTTCAGAACTTACTAATCCCGCTCTAAATAGACAAGACCTTCCGCGAGATTACAAAATGTATGGCATAGTGGAATACGCAGTTATCTCTGCTGGGGCTGTCACTCAACAAATTAGAGCTGGCATAGAAGGAAGACAAATAGAGGTTTTATCTTATGCCTTTGTTTGTGATGATACTACTTTGGTAACATTTAAATCTGATACTACGGCTATATCTGGAGATTTTCCTATTGCCACAAATGGTGGTATATCTTCACCATCCGGTGATGATGGTGTTATGATTACCGCTGTTGGAGAGGATTTAAACATAACAAATTCGGTAGGAAATATTGCAGGTCATGTGACATACAGGATTATTTAATGGCTATCAATATACCAAGTGGTGTTTTTGACGTATACAATGATGCTATTCTTCTTTTTACAAGGTCTGCTAAATTAGTATATCCTGAATTTAAAGAGGATTGCCCTAATTGTATACTTGGTTCAATGGGTACAAGAAATAGATCTGTTAGTATTTATCAAGCGGGTGGTCCTTACCCTTTTGAAAGAGGTATGCCATGTCCTTACTGTGGGGGCAAGGGTTATAAAGCAACAGAGTCTACGGATACTGTTACGTTAAGAATTTACTGGGATAGGAAAAGCTGGGTAAAAACCGGTGCTGAGATAAATATTCCAGACGGAGGAATTCAAACCATTGCATACCTTTCAGACCTTGATAAAATAGAGAAGTGTAAGTATATGATTCCTTCTTATGACGGAATAGAAAACTACGATACTAATGCTAGATATGAAAAATCAGGAACTTCTTTTCCTCAAGGTTTTAAGCAAAATAAAACGAAATACGTTGTCACATTTTGGACAAGGGCTTCTTCGTAATGATAAGAAAGACGAGTGTAAAATTAGTAGAGACCAATAACCAGTTCAAAAAGAAGGTAAACAAGGCGATAGCAGAAGATGCTAATAAAAATGTTCCTAAAAAAATTCCAAAAATAAGTAGTGACATCAAACCTCTTGTTTCTGCGGCTCTTTTATCTAGTCCAGAAATTTTATCTTTACAAAGTGGAATTCTTCGTTCGGAGTTTGGTCTTGAACAAGACCCTACTCAAGATATCATAGGTGCTATTCTTTCTAGTTTAAAAGTTCAATATTTTCCAATAAGTTCGAAAAACTTAACAGGGGGATTGAGAATTGTTATGCAGCCTTCCAGTTTTGAAAATCTTTTATCTCTAGATGTCGCTCAACAGTCAATAAAGGATGGAAGTATTCCTTGGTTGCAATGGTTGTTGACGTTAGGTGATTCTATTATCATAGTTGATTTTGGAGTTCAGTTTGGTGCCTATCCAGAATCTAGAACTGGTTCGGCCAGAATGAGTAGAAAATTTGCTCCTTATAAGGTAAATAACTCTTTTTCTGGAACAAGAGATGATAATTTTATAACTAGGGCTGTGGCTAAAATAGAACCACAGATTACAAGGATACTTAAAGGAGCTTTCTAATGCCCGGAGACAATACAACAAAACTTAATTTAGCTTGGGGCCAAGATAAGGCTACAGATATAACTTTGTCAGAGCTTGTTTTAGATAATTTTGTAAATTTTTACGACTGGGGATTGTTAGATAAGGGTGGATTTTACAACATAAATATTCCCCAAAGTGGTATATATGGCGGAGATCGTCACAGATTAAGGCTCGTAGATTCTCCTAATTACAATGACGGTCAGGTTTGGGAGGGGTATCGACAGAACTGGGTTTGGGAGGGTAGTGGTAGTGTAGACGGTACTACCGAACAGCCTATTACTCCATCTGGTGTATTTGTTGACGGTTCCTTTTATGCTGTTGATAATGTTACAAAGCCGTTTTACATTGATTATGATTTGGGAAGAGTTGTTTTCGATTCTGCCGAACCTACCACAAGCGAGGTCACTATCGCATATAGCCATAAAAGGGTTCAAGTAGTTCCAGCCAAGGGTATATCTTGGTTCCAGCAATTGCAAACCAATTCATTTAGAAACGAGTCTGATTTTCAGGTTTATGGTTCTGGTGGATGGGTTCATTTAGGGCAGACAAGAGTTCAGCTCCCGGCTATAGCTGTTGAGGTAGTTCCTGCTCAAAGTACCAAAGGTTATCAGCTTGGTGGTGGTCAATGGGTAAGACCAGATGTTGTGTTTTATATTATGAGTGAAAATCACTGGGAAACGGTAAATCTGATGGATACTGTGATTTCTCAGAACGATAGAGCAATAAAATTATACGATTCTACACAGGTAGCGGCTTCTGGTGTTTCTCCTTACACTTTTGAAAACGGTAGGCAGAGAGAGTTAAGAGATCATGCTAGAGCTAGTGGTATTTATCCTAGTTTGGTTGAAAACTATCCTTATAGAAAGTGCTGGATTAATAATTCTAAGGGAAATGCAATTACGCAGCTTTCTGTTGATCTTTATATGGGGGTTGCTCGTTGTTCTACGGAAATTGGGCCTGTTTAGTTGATTTTTGTGTATATATTATTAGCCCTTTACCAGAGGACTTAAATAAAATCTAAGGAGAATAATTATGGGTAGAAATGATAGAATTTTCTACGCTTGTCAAGCAGTAGCAATTGCTAAAACCGGGGTCACCCCCGAAGCTAAACATATTGCGCGTGGTTTGCAAAGTGTTGGAATGAACTCTAACTTTTCACTGGATCAAATTTTTGAAATTGGTCAGCTTGAAATTTATGAGAACGTAGAAGATGTTGCAGACATCGAAGTTTCGCTTGAAAAGGTTATTGATGGAGAGACTTTATTGTTTACTCTTGCTTCGAATGGTCTTGCTTCGGTCGACTTGGTTGCCGCCGTTAAAAATCGTTCAGATGTTTATCTGTCGATCTTTGATGATGCTCAATCAAACGCTACGGGGACGGCTCGCAACGTATGTTGGAACTCTGGATGCTATATTTCCAACGTTTCTTACAGCTACAATGTTGACGGAAATGCAACAGAGTCTTTAGGTCTGGTTGGTAACGATAGGTTCTGGAACAGTGTCGCCGGTGGAACTGGTTCCAATGCAACCGCTCAGTTTGCAACAATCACTACTGGTCAATTTGGATCGGACTCACCACTTTCCGGTGTTGTTCGTAGAAACGACATTGACCTTGCTAATAGTGAACTTCCAGATCTTGTTAAGTCTCAAGAGGGTGACTTGGCTAATGTTCCCATTGGGAATGAGAACTACCATCTCCAGTCCGTTTCTATTAGTGCTGACTTTGGTCAGGAGAACTTGCTTGAATTGGGTCGATTTGGACCTTACGCTAAGTTCGTGACTTTCCCAATTGAGGTTAGTTGTGAGTTTGAAGTTATTGCAACTTCCGGTGATCTAAAGAGTGTTTCGGGTATCAACAAGAACTTGGTAGACCAAGATATTCTGATTAAAGATAGCGCCGGAACTGTTATTGACCTCGGTAGTGGTGGCAGTGGAAAGAATAAACTTTCTTCGATCTCTTACTCTGGTGGTGACGCCGGTGGAGGTAACTCGACTGTTACTTACTCTTACACCAATTTCAATTCATTAATCGTTGATGATGGCTCAGACTTTGCAGCATCATCTTAACCTTTAAAGTATTAGTAAAAGGATTAGGACTTGGATGATATTTACTACGAGGGAATTTTAAACAGAATTATCCAAGGTCGTCTGCGAATAAATGTAGACGGCCTTGTTCTGTTTATTTATGAACCAGACAGCTTTATTTTAGAAGAATCTTACGAGGTTTACGAAGAAGCAAAAAGAAAAGCTTATTTTTCTGGGTGTTATTTAAAAGATGATGCAGTTAATTTACTTTGCGAGTTGGGGTTGTGGACTCCGTTTGATAAAAAAACATCGAAAGAGTTAGAAAAAACCATAGAAGATTTAAAGGTTCATTTATATGAGAACTTTTTTAAAAAGAAGGAAGCGATAGGAATAAAGGCTAATATTAGGATGAAAGAAAAATTGAGGGATGAGATACTTCAAAAAGAGAGGCAGTTTGATTATCTTACCTGTGAAGGTGTTGCTGGTTTTACTAGAAAGTCTTGGATTCTTTCCAACACTACTAAAACTATCGAGGGTGACACTTATGATTTTAAAGAAAACGCTCCTAGCAAAATTTTAGACATATACGGAGCTAAGACCATAACAACAAAAGAATTTAGAAAAGTTGCTAGATCTTCTCCATTTAGGTCTATGTGGACAAGCTCTAAAACAAGAGGTGACGTTTTTGGAAAATGCGCTGTTAAAATGGATGGACAGCAGTTGGCTTTAGTTTCTTATGCAATGATGTATGACAATGTTTACGAAAACCCGGAGCAACCATCAGACAGTGTTATAAATGATGATGATGCTTTAGATGGCTGGTTCATTGTTCAAAAAAGAAAGCATGAAAAGGATAGAAAAGCATCAGAAGCTGATGGAATATTATCTGGTTCAATAAATCAAAACGCTCAAGAAGTCATGCTTATGGCTAATAGTAGCGAAGATGCCAAGAATATTTATGACCTAAATAATGATCATGCAAGGATGAAGCTCGCCACAAGGCAGAGTCAGATTGATGCAAATGATGGCGAATTACACTTTAAAGATTTTGCGGACATTAAACAAGAAAGAGCTATTAACGCAGTACAAACTGGACTAGCAGCGGTTAAAGGAAGTAAAAAATGACAAAAGAAAAAGAAGGAGAATACAACAACTTCTTAAAGAAGTCAATAGACTTAAAAAACATAAGGGAGCAGAGAAAAAAAGAGGTTTCTAAAGATGAACTCTTTAAAATCTGCAAAAAGAAAATTCAAACTACCATGATTGGAGCGTTGGACGTTGTAGAAAAGCGTTTTGGGTTTCTATGGTCTTTTGAAGGTGGTGACGATTTATCGGAAGAGCAAAAACAACTAAAGGATATATACGACGAAGCCAGAGCCGATATTCTCGACAAAGGAAATACTCAGATAAGAAACTTAGAAGCAGAATTTTCAGATTACGAGGTCACAAAAAAGAGATATTCAATTAATTTACCTATTTCAGAAAATAACTTAGGAGAGTAAGAATGGAAAATAATAAAACTATTGACGGTGTAGATAATAGCGGTAACTCGGTAAAGGTTATGCTTAAAACGCCCGGACCACAAGAATATAGAGATTCTCAGATTGAATACAACAAGGCTTTCAGGAAGGCTCTGGATTCAGGAGCGTTGCTGCGGCAAAAGTTAACTGATTATATGACTGATCAGGGCATATGGAACGATGATAAGGAGAAAAAAAATGAAAGGTTTATCGAGGAAATAAGTGCTAAAGAAGAAATTATCAATAGTGGCGGTATTAAACTATCGGAAGCTAGAGATATTGCCTTGGAACTAAGAGGTCTTCGTTATGAGTTTAGGGAATTTATTGCAGAAAAAAATTCTTTAGATCAAAATTCCGTAGAAGGACAGGCGGATAATGCCCGATTTTCTGAACTGGTCAGGCTTTGTATGCTCAACCCTAACACAAAAAAGCCATATTTTCAAACTCAAAAGGATTATGACGCAAGTAGTGATCAGCCTTGGGTGGTAGAGGCTTCGTCAGAACTTGCTAGTATGATTTATGGGCTTGATCCTGACTATGACAATAAGTTGACAGAAAATAAGTTTCTTAAAGAGTTTGATTTTGTAAACGAAGAACTTAGACTTGTTAATGACAATGGACACCTTGTAGACATAGAGGGAAGACTCATTGACGAAGACGGTCGTTACGTAGCTTATCGAAATGACAAACAGATAGATAAAAATAAGTATTTTGTTAATAATTCTGGAGAAGAGGTTATTTCTATCACGGACGACGATGGAAATACTACTTGGGTAAAAAAGGGTAAAGAAGTTAGACAGCCTTTCTTGGATGATGACGGAAATCCTATAGTATCCGCTAAAAAGGAAGACCTAGAAAGCGAAGAGGATTTGGTTGCAAAGGAAGTTAAATCAAAATCCAAAAGGACTAGAAAACCTGTTGAGTCAAAAAAAACATCTAGTTAATAATAATTGTGTATAGAATTATGGGAAAATAATAATGGGGCACATTTTGCCCCGTTAGTTTTAGCATAAGAAGGTAAAAATGGCAGCTTTCAATCTAACGGCAGAAATACAACTACAGGCTCCTAACACAAAAGGAGTCGCTAGTCAAATTCAACGAGACCTTAATGGTATAAAGCTTAATATTGACGTTGGTAAAAACGCAAGGAATTTAGCCTCTCTTCAGCAAAATTTGAATGGTCTTGCTAAACAAGGAGATAGGACTTCTAAGAGCTTTAATATTTTGAGCCGAAATGTTGCAGAGGCGGCCCGCAGGTTCAGTGTTATTACTGTTGCTACAGGAAGTTTCATTGCTCTTGCTAGAGGGGTTAAAACCTCTATTGGTAGTGCTATTGAGTTCCAAAGAGAGCTTGTAAAAATTTCTCAGGTTACTGGAAAAAGCATAGACCAATTAAAAGGACTGCAAAGTGAGGTTACTAGGCTTTCTACTACTTTAGGTGTATCTAATGCTGAACTTCTTCAAACCTCTAGAGTTTTAGCTCAAGCGGGTCTTTCTGCCTTGAAAACTAGGCAAGCCTTGGATGTTCTGGCGCAAACAACCCTAGCACCTACGTTCGATACAATTATCGACACTACGGAAGGTGCAATTGCTATTCTTAATCAGTTTGGTAGACAGGCGGCAAAAACTGGCAATGATATCAGGTTCTTGGAAGAGTCGCTAGATGCTATAAACGCTGTTTCTAAGAATTTTGCTGTAGAGTCTTCTGATCTTATTGCAACGGTTCGTAGGACTGGTGGTGTATTTGAGGCTGCCGGTGGTAATCTTAAAGAACTGATAGCATTATTCACAAGTGTTCGTCAAACTACTCGCGAGGGTGCTGAAACTATTGCTACTGGTTTCCGTACAATTTTCACTAGGTTGCAGAGAAAGGATACTATTGAAGCTCTTAATGAATTGGGCATTAGTTTGCAGGATGCGGAGGGTAAGTTTATAGGACCGCTAAAGGCCATTGAAAAATTAGCTATTGGTCTTTCTGGGTTAGATCCTAAAGATGTTCGATTTAATGAAATTGTTGAACAGCTTGGTGGTTTTCGTCAAATTGGTAAGGTTATTCCTCTTATTAAACAGTTTCAGGTTACACAGCAGGCTTTGGCTGTAGCCAATAATTCTGTTGGTTCCACTTCTAAGGATGCTCAAGAAGCTCAGAAAGCTTTGTCTGTGCAATTAGGTAAAACTAGAGAATCTTTTGACGCTCTTATTCGTAAGTTTACAGACAGTTCTACTTTTCAAGATTCGGCTAAATTTGTTCTTAAACTTGCTAACACATTCTTAAAGTTTGCTGAATCTCTTGAAACTGTGCTACCATTGTTGACACAGATTGCCGCTATAAAGTTAGGTAGAAGTTTAGCTCCGGGACTTAGCCAGATTTTTGGCAGGGGTGCGCAAAAAAGAAATGCTGGTGGAAAGATATTGGGCTTTAACTCTGGTGGTGTGGTTCCCGGAAGCGGTAATCGCGATACTGTTCCAGCCATGCTTACTCCGGGAGAGTTTGTCATAAGAAAGAGTAGCGTTAATAAGCTAGGCGCTGGTACTCTCGCGGCGATGAATGAAAATAGATTCAATAGAGGCGCTCGCATAAAAGAAGAATTAGATCAGCAAAGAAAAACAGATGTTTTTGACTTTAAAGAGGGCGCGACTATAAAGGCTGGCAAGGGCGGATCTGGAAGCCTCAAGGCGGCATTAACTCAGGCAGATTTACAAGCTGATGTTGATCCTTACCAAGCCGTATTTCTAAGACCTGAAGCTAAAGGCAAGCAATTTAATGGTGAGATATCAGCTAGTAATTTAAAAACAGCTGTTAAAGAGGCGATTGAAGGAACTAATATTCCGAAAACAGAATTAGGCACGGCAAACCAGATTGCTGAAAGATACGCAAAAAGAAACAAATTCACATTAACCGCCGGATCTTTAGCCGCGCCTGAATCTGCGAGACTTGAGGGAACTCTTTTAGATGGTGTTTTTGAGACAGCTAAACGAGGCGCTAAAGATATAAATAATAGTCTTGGTATACAGGGCGAAAAGAATATAGCGACAGCTCTTAGGTCTGCCAATATAGATCAAGTTTTGGGTAATTTGTTTGAAGTTGTTTTAAGTAATGCTGGCGCTCCGTTTGGTATGCCGGACACAGATCCGCCCAATGCTCCATTTGATTTTCCTTCTGGTCTTGGTGATATGGCTAAAAAGTTTGGATTGCAACAAGGCATAGAGACAGAGGCAAAATCATTTTTCTCAGGGGATAATTTAGCCACGATAAATAAAAAAATACAAAATCAATTAATAAATGAGTCTATAGATGAGCTTAGGGCTATATACAGACAAAATTTGACTGGGAGCAAAGAGATATCTTTAGATGAGGCGAAAAAGGCTTTTGGTTCAACTAGATTAAATAAAGATGATGTGACTAGACTTGCAGAGGAAAGAGGGTTAGATTTTACAGGACTTGGAGGCGGCAAGTATACTCTAAATAAAAAAAATGCCGGAGGAGGTATTTCTGGTTCTGACACGGTTCCAGCTTTGCTGACTCCCGGTGAGTTTGTTATGAACAAAAGTGCTTCACAAAGTATTGGCTATACCAATCTAAACAGAATGAACAAGCATGGCGTTCAGGGGTATGCTGATGGCGGAATAGTTGGTTTCCAAAGTTATGCTACTGGCACCGGCACTCTTGGCGCAAGGAGTGCTGGGGCTGTTAACTTTAAAGGCATTAATAGCATCACGGGCGCGGTTTCAAGGCTAAGTAAATCACTGGCTAAGATGGGAGTTTCTGTTGATAATCAAATTCCTGTTTTGAAAAAATTTGAAGAGGAACTAAAAAATGGAGTCAAGGCTTCTGAAGCTATCGCTAGAACCTTTGAAGATACTGATATTAATGTTAGCAAGACTTCTGATAAACCAGATGGTAGTTCCGACGATCTTCGAGAGGCATTGGAAGGCGTTGCTGACTCTTCCGAAGAAGTATCGGACGCAAATAAAGAACAGGCTAGTAAAATTAGAGGAATTGGGGAAACTTTTAATAAAGTATCAACTGCTGCATTAGCTATATCTTTCGCTGGCGGAACTTTAATTGAGTCTTTTGGTGGTATCACCGAAGAACAAAAGGTGTTCAGTCAAGCGGTTCTAAATACGGTTAGTGCAAACCTTGCTTTAGGGGGCCAATTCGCATCTTTAGGCTATGAAGTCGCTGCTCAAATTTCTACCAGTTCCATTCTTAAAAAATCGACACTACAAACTGCTTTAGCTTTGGATAAGTTGAGCGGATCTGCTACTAAAACTAGTGCTACTGGTGGCAGTGGTAGCGCTGTCGGTAATGCGGCTGGAAAAGCTCTTGGCGTGGCTGCTACGGCAGTGGCTGTGGGTTTTATTGTGTCCTCTATTGTAAAGGGTATCACCGAGGGTTACAAAGCGGTTGAAAGACTTCAACTGGATGCAGCCAACAAAGTAGCCGATAAGCAATTAGAGGCTTTGGAGGAGGGTCGTGGTGCGAGTGAAAAAGATTTTGTATCGGCAAGACAGAAAGCGGCGGGAGCAGACCTAAATATACAGAGATTGGAAGAACAGGGTTCAGCCGGTTCTTCTGCGGCTTTAACAACAGGCGTAGTTGTTGGGACTGCTGGCCTTGCTGTATCAGCGGGTTCGGCTGCCATAGCGGCTAGTTCTTTAACAGGTAGTCTCGCGACTGCTGCCGTTGCTGTCAACGCCATTCCCGTAGCGGGACAGGTCGCATCCGTTGCCCTTATTGCCGCTGCTGCTGCTGCTAGCGCTGCTACTTTTGCTTTTTACGCTGCCGCCGAAAGCGAGAAGGAGAAGGCAGAGGTTAATGAATTATTAGCTAAGACTTCTAAAAATTATGCCCTTACTCAGTTTAGGTCTATCAAGGCCGCAAAAGCTCTAACAGACAACCTGCAATCCGCTGCTGACGCAGGTGCTTCTGCCTCGACCCAAATAGGAATTCTTGCTAGTGCAACAAACAATGCACAGTCTGAAATTAAAAATAATGCATCTCGACTTAGTGATGCAACTGAACAAGAAGCAGAGCTTCGTAAAAAACTTATAGATCAGGGGGTTCTTACCGAAAAGGGCAACGTTTCTTCTGGTGCAGACACCGATGACGACAGTGTTAAAGACCAGCTAAAAACTCTTGAACAGCTAACCAAGCAAAGAGAAGCTGCCGAAAAAGCGGATATCGAACTTATAAAAACAACCACACAAAAAGCCGCTGTTTTTAGAACTTTGGCTCAAAAGGCTGTTTCAGAGGGTTTGACAGAGATTGGCAAACTGGGACCGGCTGCTTTAGCTAATATTAACGGTCTTGACGGGTTGGCTAAAATTACTCCGGATCTTTCTAGATCAATTACAGTCGCAAAGAACAAATTTGAAGAGCTTAAAAATCTAGAACTTAAAAAGGCTTTAGAAGGAGAAGATGACGAAGGTGTTAAAAACGCATTAAGAAGAAAATCGGAAGCTGAGATCATTGTTTCCCAAATTGAACTCGTTAAAAGTGCAGAAGAACAAATTTTGGCACAGCAAAGAGTGGCAAGGGCATCGCTTTTAACAGAGCAGGCAGAAAGACAAAAAGCTTTGACCCTGCTCAAAGTAAATAAAAATCTTAGTGCCTTCAACTTGTTACTATTACAGAGTGACAAATTGAGCGGTCTTTATGACGCTGTTGAAGACTTTGGTAAAGGGGGAAGTTTTGGTGCCGTTAAGTTTGACACAAGTATTTTTGATATCACTTTCAAGCAATTAAACGACAAGGCGATTGAAAGAATTAACAATCTTGGCAGAGGTGCTATTGGCAAGGACGCCACTGGATTTGCCAAAAATATAAGAGATGTTAAAAATATAACAAAGGGTTTACCATCGGTATTTGAAAGTTTCCGAAGAAGCGGCAAGGATTCAGAAATTGTAGATATTCCCACTCTTAAAAAACAGCTTTCTCAACAAATAGCAAGAGATGTGCCCGGAGGATTAGATGGGCTAGGCGGTGACATTCGTGCTATCATAGAGAAAAACGCAGACGAGGCTATTGGAAGCGGCATAAAAGGATCTTTAACTTTTGAAAGTCAGGAAAAACTTAACAAAGAACTTGAAGAGGCTATTCAGGGACAGATAGACGTTTTCAAGCGAGGGGTAGAAATTCAAAACCAGTTTTTACAAAAACTTGCAGATTTAGACTCTAAAATAATATCCGCTCAGGGAAGAATAATTGATGCTCAGGTTAGAGTTTCTGACGCATTTGAAAGAAATGCAGACAGGCTTGCAGACGCTAGTGAAAGACCTCGATCAAGACAGGAAAAAGAGGCGGGAAGACTTCGCACAGCTAGTATTGGTTTAGGGGCAACGGCTAGACAGGCCGGTGCTAGGGCTGGTGATGTAACCGCGACCGCAAAAGCTTTTAAGAGCTTAACTCTTGAATCAAGAAATTTAAGAAAAAAACAAAGACAGCTTGCCAGATCTACTTCACCTAATCCTAAAACTACGAACATGATTGCTAAACTTGGCAGCTCGGCAAACGATGCAGCTAAAGGTGCGGCCAGAGCAAAGGCAGAATTAGAAAGGTTGGCAGATCAGTCGGCTAGAGCCGCAGATGTAGAAAAGGATTTGACAAAACTTAGAGAAAAAAGATCAGAAGCAGAGAGCCTGCAAGAATCTGTCGCTTTTGGAAGTGATGAACAAAGGCAGGAAATATTTAAAGGATTTAGATTACTTAATCAATCAATAATGCAGGGTGGTATCCAAGGCGCTAATAGTGAACAAAGGGCGTCTATTGGAAATGCTCTAGATTCTATCGGTAGCCAGCTTATTAATTTTGAAGGTCAGCAGGTTACAGGTAAAGAATTAAAACAAATCTTTGCAGCTAGAGAAACTGGAAGATTGGGCGCTTTCGGACTTAATAATTTCATAGATAATCTTAGGAAAGCTGAAAACCCTTTGTTGGGCGAACTTAAAGACATCGCTAAAACAGAACTGACGGCTACTGCCGCCTTAGCGATGGTTGAAACTCAGGAACTTCGAGTATTAAAAGATATTAGAACTGCACTTGTTGGCACATTCCCAGAAGAATTAGCTAATGCTCAGAATGATGCCGCCAATGATCTTGGTAAAGGCGAAGAGGATGCCGGACGAGGGATTGCTGCCAATCAAGATACTTTAGTTAAGTTAAATCAGACCATCGCGACACAGACAAAAAGAGTTGCCGATTTAACAGAGAAAATGGCGGAGAAACAGGGCATTAACATAGAGGCTATTGAAGATTTAGACAGGGCACGGCAACGGCAGAACGAGGCGCAAAATAGATCTAGGGGCGGTCCTATATATATGAATGATGGTGGAGTAGTTCCCGGCAGTGCCCCAACGCCAAAAGGAATGGAAGAAGTATTTAAACCAAAAGGTACAGACAATGTTCCTGCATATTTGTCAGAGGGCGAGTTTGTTATCAAGAAGTCTTCTGTTGATAAAATTGGAACGGATGCCTTACATCAGATAAACAACGGCGGAACAGTTTACGCTAAAGAAGGAAGTAAAAAGGCCATCGGGAAAAAGGATGAAGATAATTTATTGAATGCCGTCTTTGGTAGCGTGAATAACTTTGTCAATAACGAAATGGGAAGCAGCGCTCTTGGTTCCATGCGTGGTGAAAGGCGTGATCCATTGTCGCCCTTCGATCCAAAGTTCGCTCTTGGTTACACGCGTGATGAAAGGCTTGAGGATTTTAATTTTATAAATGACGCCATAGACGGTATCGCGTCTTTTACTTCTGCTGATATTAATATAATGCCGGAAGCGTTAAAGATTGTAGACTCTGTGCCAATTTTTAGCAAATTGCTTGAAGACACAAAGGCTCTTAGTTATCTACCGGGTGGCGGTTTAGCTAATGCTATGCTTAAAAAGGCTAACGAGTCAGTATTTGCTGAGGGCAAACTTCTTGATCCTAGAAGACTTCAAAATAGACAAGGAGATCAAAAGGGTATTAAATTATTTAAAGAGGGGATGTATGCTTCTCAAAACAAGCTAGACCAAGTAAGAGATGATAATGCACTGGCGCTAATGTCTGGTGTTGTGCCTGCTTCCGTGTATGAAGCCGCTGAATTAATACCTGAAAACTCTTTGGAGCAAACGGATAAACAGAAAATTGTTTCTCAGCTTTCTGATAAAGAGCTAGAGCGACTAACTCAGGTAGGCGCAAGTATCACACAGAATTCAAACATAAAAACTGCTGATACTACAGGCGGTAGTATTGCTAGATTTTTGGGTGAGGGCATACTAGAAAAAGGAATAGGACAAGATACTATATTTAATAAGGCTCTTGATTATCTACCGGGTGGCGGTTTAGGTAATGCTATGCTTGAAAAGGCTAACGAGTCAGTATTTGCTGCGGGCAAAGCTAAAAAATCTGATGACGATCTTTACAGTTCTATAGAGGTAAGCCCACTTTGGGAAGATGCTATGGATGAAAAAATGAAAAGACTTGCTGAAGAAAGAATAAATAAGAATAAATTTATTATCGCACAAGGGGAAAAGCAAAGAGAACTTGCTGGCAAAACGCTTGAAAGTCTAGGAGTTAGAGAAAGGATTGACGCCAATTGGGTAAAAACCGCGAAAAATAGAAATGAGTTCGGCCCCAAAGAGGGGTCGTCTGGATATGATTTTACCACTGTTAGCGATGTAAATCAGCTTGAAGCAATGGCTGCTGGCTTTGACCCGACTGCAACATTTGATAAAAAAACTGGTAAATGGAAAGGCGAGGCTCTTGCGGACGATAAGCTTGGAGGACTACGATTTTCTGCACGGGCAGAGCTTGACGCAAGACGAAGAGTTGAAGATGATAAGAAAAGAATAGAAAGATATCGCGAGACTCTAAAAATAAGAGGCGCTGAAGCGGCGGAAAAATACGCTAAGGATGTTGGGATTTGGAAGAGTGTGAGTGATGAACACAAGACCCCAGTAAAAACAATCGCGCAAGAATATCAAGAAAGCAAAGACAAACAAGACCTAGAGGATCTTAGAAAAAGAAAAGAATACCTAGATGAACAAGCACGCAAGAAAGCAGAATTTGATGGTTCTATTGCTGGCGCTGATAAAACGAATGCCGGATTTGGCACGATGGGCGGCGGCGATATTGAATATTCCTTTGGAATATTGCAAATGCAGAAAGAAAAAGCTGACGCACAAAAAGCTCTAGACCAAACTATTCCCGGATCAGTGGCTTATAACAAAGCTAAAAGAGACTTAGAGGAATTACAAGATCCAAATTTAGCAGCTAGTAATTTTAATGCTGATCAAAAACGTCGTCAAGACTCGAAGATGTTTTTTGGTGGATCAAAGGAAAACTTGAAATCTATTAGCGAAAAAAACAAGCGGTCCGCTTCTAATTATGACAAGAGCATGGCGCCGTTACTAGCCAAGATGGAAAGTCTAAAGGACAACATTAACAAAGAAAAAAATCAAGTTAGAGCAGCTAGGATGCAGGAAAACTACGACAGTATATCTCAGGAATTGGGTCAAATCCAAGATCGTGCCATAGAATTACAGAAAAACAAAAATGAAGAAGGAATGGAAGAAGTATTTAAACCAACAAGGCAAAATGTAAACTCAAGAAGAAAGGCTAGATTAGCAGAACAGCGAGGAAGATTATCTGGTACAAAATCTAACACAGGTAGGAATAGAATCCTTCCTGATGAAACGAAAGAAGATGGCGATGATTTTTCTAGAGATAAGTACAACAGACTTCTTAGGGTTAATGGTCTAGCGGCGGCAAGTAGATATGCAACATCTAAAAATAAAAATCCTCAACAGCTAACAACAGGCAATAACCAACCCGGACAACAGAGGGCCGGAGGACAGCAGCAGCAGATTCTACAATTCATCTTCAATCTTTTAAAGCAGGGAGGAATAGATCCTATAGAGCTTGCGAAAGGCTTCAACAAAGGTGGTGGAACCGTGGATAATATTCCTGCCATGTTAACAGAGGGTGAGTTTGTTATGAATGCCAAATCTTCGGCTGACGTGGGACTTCCAAACCTAAAATACATGAACGAAAATGGTGCCATACCCGAGAAATTCGCTAAGGGTGGTGTTGTTGGAGGGGTGAAAACCTCATATTTGAGACGTGGCGGTTCTCCTCGCGGATCAGGGGGTCCACTAGAGATAAATACTGGGTCATTTAGTGAGGTATTGGATAAATTTAGTGCGGCTTTTGGTAGTAGGCTTGATAATATGGTATTAAACTTTGATGTTTTAGGAAATGCCATGAATAATCTTTCCTCAGTAATAACACAAGGAATGAAAGTTAATCATTCATTTAGTGGAGACATGACGATGACATTCAATCTGCCAGATAGTGCGGTTTCGGATATTGTGAAATCGGTAGCAGATGCTATTACTCCTAAAATGAAAGAAAGCATCAAGCAAGAAGTTGATAAGCGATTTAATCCAAATTCATTTAATGGGGGACAGTAAAGTATGCCTATAGTGGGTGGTATTGGTCTTCTAACCAATAAAAATTTGTTTATTAAAGGTTATCCAGATGGATCTGGTGTTTCGCCTTTGTTTATTGGGCCTGCAAACAGGGAGAATATTGAACAAACCCTGTTTACTACTGGTCCAGTAGCATCTGATGTTCCTCTGTTTATTGGATTTGATCAAGTTTCTTCTGGTTCCCAAAGTGCTTATATACTAGGGACTCAAGGTTTTGGAGGTAGTCCTGACCAGTTAGACATAACTTTAAGAATCGAAGGAACGGATGGATCGCTTTTTACAGACATAAACACACTTACGCTTTTAGGACCGGAAAAGATTGATGATAATTCAACAACAACTTTATTTACTGAAGCTGGCTCAATCCCAACCGGGTCTGGAACTTTACAGTTCTTTACCGAAGGGGCTAGTGCAACCACAACCAATCCCGTGTTAGAAAACTCCACAGTAAATCTTTTTATTAGAAATGAACAGACATTTAATTCTGATGCCACGCTTTATGTAGAGAAAGACTTTAACACTGCTGAAACGAGTACCCTGTTTCTAAAAAGCAACACACCTAGCGGAGTCGCGACCTTATATTCGTCGGGGGTTGGGGTTAATACTGCCTCCGCTAACCTGTTAATAAAAGCGCCAGAAGTTAGAAAAATGAGTATATTTTCGCGTGGATATAATTAGGAGATAATTAATGACAAGTTTTACTTACACTATCCCAAACGTTAGCCCGATACAGATTTCTGGCGCCCCTTTGCCAGCGGTAGATCCTAATACTGGCAGCGGTTTTCCTCTGGCTGGCCCGTTACCAAGCTACACAATTGAAACGGAGTTGCTTCGCAAGGGAAATTTGTACCTTGGTCAAAAATTCATTATTACCATTACCGGAACAACTCTTGTAGATCCTTCAAAAAGTATGCTTGTTAAAGGAGAAAGACAGGCGGCTGTTGCTGAAAAGGTTACAGAGATTATATCTCTTACTTATGGAAATAACAAGGATATCGGTCCCCGTGCTGGATCTTTAGTTATAACAGATAGGGGCGGAATAAATCCCATAACCTTTACTGATGCGATTTTGATAAGCGTAGAAGCATCTGAGCAGACTGAGGAAAGTCAAGGCGTTCAAGATCAAAGTTACGTGTTCACCTTTGAAAGTAATAATTTTTCATGCAAGGATGAAAATGGAAACCCTATATCAACCCTTGATAGCTTGTATAAACCTAGTGTAGATTCTACTACTGGCGGTGCAGTAGACAGGTCATTACAACCAGACTCTAGATATATTATTGACTATTCCGAAGATTGGTCGCTAACGCCAAATGAAGATGTTAAAACAATAAAAGACCCATTTAAAAAAGAAGGTCTAGAACCTAGACAAGATTTAGATCCTGATAAGGCGGAAGAGTCCCCTTCAAACGTGTTTAAGACATGGACTTTAACTCACAATATATCTGCGACAGGCATTCCGTTTAATAGCCCTCTAGATAATAGCGAAGAGCCTCAAGATGCGATTGGTTATGGCAATAATGCCGCTGGTTTTCGTTGGGCTAAGAGGTTTATTGATGCTCGACTGCGAACTATGGGTAACGATCCTCTGGATAATACTACTACGGTATGGGGAGAAGGTGAGGGTACAGATGGTCAAGGAAACTCACTTAGATTTAGAAAACCTGAAACTATCACATCTGCACCAATAAACAACGACCCCGGCGACAAAATTTTAGGCGAAAATTCCAGTAACCTGCCTAAAGAAGCTCATACTTATAAAACTAGCGAGAAGGCTTCAAATTTTAAAGCTTTCAATCAAGTGAATCAATTTCAAAGAGGCGTGACAGAAGGAACCTATTCTGTTACTCGAACTTGGCAGATTGCTAATATGTTTGGGTTTAAAACTCCCGCAAAAATGGAAGTGGACTTTACTTTAGACGGTGGAATTGCCGGTTCCAGTGTAAATACAATAGGTGTAAATATTTCAGTAGAAGGCTGGAGCGAGCCTAACGACGGAGACAACGCTGCTGTAGGCTCGATTGATGAGTCTCCTAATCTAGGAGAGATGGGGTTAGATACTAAGTATAAACATGCTTGGAATTGGGTAAATAATTACGTGTTAGCATTACCTTTGCCAAGAAAAGCACCTTCTTCGCCAGAAAGTTTTACCCCTCCCGGACCAGAAATTGCTGAACCTAAGACTTATGCCACGGATTTGATATATGAATGGGCAAGACGGTATTACGAAGACGTTGTGGGTTCGAGGCCACAGTCTCCTCAAGAGGGCAATGTTAGGATTGTGGAAGCTAATATTCCCGATTGGAGAAGGGATAATAAAGCTATTCAGCTTCAGCCGATACCATTGACTTTTAGCAGAACAGATAATGAGACTGCTGGAACTATCACTATATCAACTTCGTTTAATGATCAAGAACCCTTATTTAAGGGTGCGACTTCAGCAGATGTTAGTGTTGATATGGGCAACGAAGATGGATCAATTCAGGGCATTGCTATAAAGCCTGTCATTGGTAAAGAAGATGGTCCAGTCATTCAAGATATGAAAATTACACCTGAGAGAACTAGAAGTGTTACATTGAATTTAGTTATGGATAGATATTATAGATATGTTGTACCTGATGGATTTATCTGGATCGACAAGTATTGGAAACCTCTTCTTGGTAAATATACAAAGGGTCCAAACGCAGGTAAAGATATACCTGTTTATATAAGAAGTAGGAATCAAAACTGGAACCCTATAACGGGACAATATAGCGCATCAGTAGAGTATGTTTGGACAGAATTTAATCCTTTACCTTTCGAAGATAATGAAAAACCAGAAAATTATGAACCGCAGTCGAACAAAACTGGAGTTAATCCTGATGGAGCTGGAACTATACGTAGAGTAGACCAAGGTCCAGTAGAACAAGCCTAATAAACATATATACAATTAGAGGAAGGTAATGCCACCGCCTATTATAATACAAAAACCTATTTTTATGTTTGGAGCTTATGTTTCAAACCTGTCGGTGTCTATTGGATGGGGAGGGCAGGGGGGAAGTCTGCAAGTTACTTTAGTTGAAGATCCTATTAATGGTATATTCATACCTAAAGAAAACGGAGAAGTGGATGGAACTGGCAATCCCTTTTATGGGGCGCCAAACTCACCCTCTACAGGAACTCCTTGTTTTTTTAAGTTGGGAAAATTCTATTTTGCTGGAATATTTCAAAGGTGGACATATAAAGAGGATGCTGTAAATGGTAGAACTTATGATGTTATTTTAGAGTCTCCATCTAAGCTAATGGACGGTGTTCAGCTCATTATTGAAAACTTTAACGGTGCAACAGATCTTTTTGCTAACCAGTATAATCAATGGCAATTTTCTACAAACGCTTATGGTGGTGGAAATGAGCCTATTTTTGACGCTGTTTATGGTAACACAAAGTCTCGACAAGATCGAAATGGAACTGCGACAAATATATTTAACCTTTTTGCCTATTGGGAAAATCCTGATTATGGATGGCATACAGCGATAGATGACGGAGTATTTGGTAAAGGCGGTGTTAAACCTAATAATAGACCTAAGCAGATATATAATAACTTTGGCGCTTCTGGTTTTAATTCTAGTGGAACGTCTATATTAAAACTTTTGATTGCTTCTGATGAGTTAATGAAAGTTGATTCAGAGAACAAGTTTGGTGGAGGTATTCAGTTTGGACTAGATAAACCTGAGATTGAAGCAGGCGTCAGCTCAGAGTATGATTTTGATTGGGATGCGCTGGCAAAATTTTATGTAGAAGAGGGTATTGATAGTGCAGAATTAGACAATATAAGAATCCAAGGTCCGGTAAAGTCTATCAATGGATTAGTCTCGGAGTTGGCAGAATTTCATCAGTTTGATTTTTATTATACAATCAACCCACAAGGTGGTCCAGATACTGTTAATAATCTTATAGTTTATCATAATGATCCGAAAAATTATGGTGTAGAAATTCAGTCTTCTGAAGGTGGCGGCCTTTTATCAGATACTCGACAGCCGATGGTGACCCAAGAAAGAGCAGAAATTGCCTTAAAAGTTACTTCTAAAAGAAAACCACCAAAAGCACACGCAATTAGGGATTTTATTAAAGAAGAAGCTGCACTCCCTAAAGAAGAAAGGTCGATAATGTCTTATGACCTTGGTAAGGAGTTTGCTGACTCTACGACTCAAAAGATGATATGGGGATCTAGAAGAACTAGGTATTTAGAGATCAACGGTAGAGTTAGGACAGGAAGTACGACAAAAGCTTTTGGCTTTAATCCTTCAGTTTCTTCTCAGTACGCAGTTTGGGGAAAAAATAACAGCAATGTCACAGATGCTTATAACATGGTAGGACTTGCTGGTATTGTTTATGGAAACTTATCGGGAGCGCGTAGAATATTCATTCCGGGGTACGGGGATTATCTTGCGACTCCTTTAGAGATGAGAATGGCACTTGGTGGAAAAACTCCTTGGCAGATATACAAAACCTTTCAAACTTTGTCAAACAATGAGCCTAATGGTCAAAATAACATTTTCAACACTCCTTGGAGTGCTACACAAGATTTTACTAGTGACCTTCTTAATCAGCTGAGTCGAAACATAGGTAACAGTTTTGATTTAACGGTAACTAATCTTACAAAAGCAAATAACCAATGGTTGCCTGCTCTTAATCAGATAAATGACACTATTTTTTCTGGGGTCAGCGCTATCGCTAACAGTTCGTATAAGCAAGAGTATTATTGCCTCCTGCCTAACGAAATTTCTAATCCTTATTACAACGTTTACTATCCCGAGGATGAGTCTGAGGCTATAAAAACTTGGGACATATCTAGCTCTGCATTTATCAAGTATGGGCAGTTTTCTCCAGTTTTAGATGTTAGTTATTTTGATCAAAGTGGAAAAATGCTTCCCTCTGTAGGATATCCGTATGCTAGTACACAGGGTCAGATTGACTTATCTAGCTTAGGTTCTGACTATACATTGGGTATAAATGGAGCTAACGGTCTAGTTGTTTCTAAAAAAGGAGGTCCGTCAGGAGAGTCTTATTTCTACTCACCATTTGGAAGATTTGGAACCTTATTTAAAACAGGGTCGCAACCAAAGATTTTTGACGCTATGACTACTCCTGATTTTGGACTAACCAAGTTGGCAGCTTTCTTTTTTGGCATAAATATTCCTCCATCCGCATATATAGCAAATGGCAAGGAGTCTTTACAGTTTCAAATTCCTCCTGATGTGTTGCAACCAGAATATTTTGGAATACCTCAAGAAAGTCAAAGGTTTAGTTATGGTCCTTGGATTACTCTTAATAAAGAGTCTGGAGGTTTTTATAGCCCATTTGGAAAAGCCGAGGCTCAGGAGATTACACAGCTTAACCCAGAGACATTCGGGGGTTATGCTGAGTTACAGGACGCTGGGGGTGTTTATGCCGCCGTTGCAAATACGGATATGTATGAGTCAGAAAGTGGTTATATGCAAATGGTTGGCGCTCCGGCTTGGAATTTAGGAGAAAGGTTTGTTAGTTTAGGTCCATATGTGAGTAGTATGGATATAACTGTAGACGCTACAGGAGGTATTGCCACTTCCTATAAATTTAATACTTGGACTCCTGAATTTGGTAAGCTGTCAAAGTATAATGTTGACAGAATAGCAAAGACTAATAAATCAGCTTGGTCCAGATCGCAGCAATTACGGGGAAAAATATCCAAACCACCATTACCTAAATTGCCTTTCGAAAGATCAGACTACAAAGAATTAAATAAGGCCAAAGAATCTGCTCACGCTATGAATGTTATAATGACGAATATGGCTAATCAAATACCTGACCCCCAAAATTAAAATAAACAAGAGAACCCCCAACAGTAAACAATTGGACAAAATAAAAAAGGAAATTAAAGAATGACAGATATATCAGCTACAGTAGTAGATGCAACAGGCGCAGCCGCAGCTTTAGCTAATGATCCGGGCAATTCTGCGTTGAGCAGTAGCGAACAGATTTATTCTCCTATATTTATAGTTAGATCTAACAATGCAGCGGGTCATTCGATAAGCTCTTTTGCTCAACCCTTGGCGTCTCCGTACTCTTCTGGTCAGTACGGATCTCAGCATGTAGGACCAACAAGGTCGGAATTAGACCCATACTTTTCAAACTTTTTAAATAATCCTTCTGGATGGATGGAAAGTAACGATTTTCAGATGATGTCTAATAACGGAGCGAGTATTCAAAACGGGGGAGCGGATGCTAATATTAGAAAAGTTAACAGGGGGGGTGTTACTCAGGTGGCAGTAAATCACTTCAGGGGTCCGCTCTGTATATCTGGGTGGGGGACCGATCTAGCCGATAGACCTGTTCCATCAGTTAGTTCTAGTGGAGATCGTAGTTGGGAGTTAGACCCTTCTGCGGTAAGTAGTAGAGCGACTTGGCGCGCTGGTCCTGTGGATCTCAAATGGGATGAAGAAAGGTCTGTATGGTCTGGCGGGCATCATTTGCTTTGTGGCTGGACTAAAGAGGTTCCAAAGGGGGAAATATGCGCCCCGTCTTCATTTACTATGCATGTTCTTCGTCTTAAAAACGGTATTGGTGGAGGATTAGATAGTGCATTTCGTGGAGAAACTGTTACGGTTCTGAACCATGATCCTAGCCTAAAAGAAGATGCAGAAGAAGGAAAGAAAATTTTCGTTATAGCCGGAAGAATAAACTACGAATGGGTTCCGCTTTGGGTGGGATGTCCAGAATGCGATAAGGGAGAGTGCAAGATCGAACCATGTGCTGCATAAGCGGCGTTTGGTATGAAGCAGTCAAAATATTCAAAATCTACTTATTTATGTGTATAACACTATATAACCTAATAACAGGAGAAAATCCAAATGGCAGAGATACGATTTCAATTACTAGGAAACTCAGACGGAACACCTTCTGTCGATACGTTGTCTGGTTCGGGCATGGCATTTTTTGGTTCTACAGCAGGATCGTCGGTGCAAATTGGTGCATATCAGGATACTAGTTACGTTTCGAACGGTGACGGAACCTCTTACACAAATTCTAGTTCTAATGTAAAATTTCAAACAACTTCAACTTATCCCAGTGGACAGGTGGTTCTCGATGCTGTTGCCGGAACGCCCTCCAGTATGGGACTGTCGGGAGTTAGAACTATGTATGGAACTGTCGGTATTGAGTTTGGAAACTCTTCCGAAGTTAATGTTCAAAATGTGCAGCTAAGGGTTTATGACCGTGGAAATATTAATTACCCTGCGAGCGGCGTTAACACAAAGGTTGCGGAGATTGTAAACCATAATGGCTCAACTTTTAACTCTCAAGGTTCTGACAATGGGCTTTGTTCAGATGCTCAAGGAAGTGGAGACTTGTGGTGGTGGGGAGAGCCTTGGCCTAGCGAATACATTACCGGAGGAAAGAACTACTATACAAACAGTGTTGGTGAAACCTTTTACAATGGAACAGATAGTGACGCTGTTGTAAATGGTGATGCTAGACTCGCTTCAGCAGCTATTGCCGGAAGTTACGATTCTGTTGGAGGTAGCGGAATAAAGGTTCCTTTGCTAGATTCTCCGGGATCTGGACAGAAACAACTTCAGAATTCTGAGGTAGTAAGTGGCACTGGTATGGTTTGGCCGAAATGGACCCAGTACATAACAGACACTACTGATCAGACAGAAGTTTTTGGATTTTCCTTTGGAGACGGGAGCGATACGGTAAAAGTTGCTGGCATAGCTCCTATTGATAGGACTTTTGGAGGCAGTGGTGTAGATACTCATCATACTTGGTCAGTTGCGCTTTCAGCATCTCCATTATCCACTGGACCCAAAGAGCAATACGGCTTATATGTTTCTCTTGAATTTGTTTAAACCGAACTAGGAAGTGGAATGGCTAGGGTTGATGTTTCTATTTGTATAGCCACTTGGAACAAGGCAGGTCTTTTATCACAGACCTTAAAAAGTATTCGTAAACAGGAAACAAAGCTCAACTACGAAATTGTCGTGGTTGATGATGGAAGTTGTGATGGTACAAAAAAGGTTTGTCAGAGTTTTGATGTTGTTTATCATTATTTAGATAGACCTTATTTGTGCGGCTCTGCTACTGCAAGAAACATGGCTTGTGACATAGCCAAAGGTCGGGTTCTTATTATGCAGTCCGACGACGTTGTTCACATGTCCCCGTCCTATTCGTTGGGTGCTTGTAAGTGGTTACGCGATAATAAAGTTGGTGGTGTTATTTCTTGTGAAAACCTTAAATCTAGCATTGATAAACTTTATGAAGTTCCAGACAAGTCTGCCCATTTTGCCCCAGTTCTTAACGTTGCATACAACAGATCAAATCCAAAGGCTAGTAAAACACTTCGGTGGTATTGCAATTGGTGGAAACAAAAACGTCCTTTGTTTTTTCTAGGGTCAATGTCCAAGGATGATTTTTGGGCGATTGGCGGAAACGATGAAGATTTTACAAGGCCGGGATATGAAGACACATATCTTGGTGCTTTGATTACTAGGCTTTATGATGTTTATTTCAGGGATGATATCATAGGTTTTCACCAAAGTCATAAAGGAAGAATTAGTGGTTTTTTAGATATGAGAAAGTTATACGCAAAAAAGATTTTAAGTATTGATAGCAAGGTTGAAGGTTTAAGAAAAGAAATTTATGGAGAGGATTAATGACAGCATATTCGTCAGGAAAGGTTTTTCATCACAGAGATAGGATCGACCAGTTAAAGGCAGGGGAACAAACCGTGCCATTACAAGTACACTTTATAATCTCTGACCTTTGCAACCAAGATTGCTCTTTTTGTGCTTATAGAATGTCGGGCTACACCACTAATGAATTATTTAAAGTGGTTCATCCCGAAAGCGGTGAGATAAACAATAATCCAAACCGTAAAATTCCTTACGAAAAATGTCTGGAAATTCTTGATGACTGTGCCGAAATGGGCGTTAAAGCAATTCAGATTACCGGAGGCGGCGAGCCTTCTGTTCACCCCGATCACACAAAGATCTATCAGGCTGTGCTAGATCGTGGTATGGAGCTAGGTCTGGTTAGTAACGGTGTGATATTCAAACCCGAAACAATTCCTCTTTTGCTACAAGCTACTTGGGTTCGTTTTTCTGTAGACGCTGGTAATCCAGAGTCTTATTCACGTATCCGAAACGTCTCTGCAAAACATCACGACAGAATGTGGAAGAACGTAACAGATCTTGCGGCAGAGAAGAAGCGTACAGGATCAGATCTGACGATTGGTATGGGTTTTGTTGTCACTGATGATAACTGGTCGGAGGTTGGGCAGTTTGCGGAACTTGCGAAGAAAGCTGGCGTAGATAACATAAGGATTAGTGCAGTATTCCAGCCAGACAATGAAAAGTATTTTACACAGTTCTTTGACAAGGCCGCTGAACTTTGTAGGGAGACAAAAGAAAAATATGAAGACGAGAACTTTGCCGTATTCAATAACTTTGGCGAGCGTTATGCCGATCTTGTTCAAGCTGCCCCAGACTACTCGTTTTGTGGTTATCAAGAGCTTGTGACCTACATTGGCGGCGATCTGAATGTTTATAGATGTTGTGTTACTGCCTACAATCAACAAGGAATGGTTGGATCTCTTGCAGATCAAAGATTTAAAGACCTTTGGAATTCAGAAGAGAAAAAGAAAAACTTCTCTTGCTTTGATGCTAAGAGTTGTGACAGATGTATGTTTAACAATAAAAACAAGACCATATTGTACGCTATTGACAAAGACCCTCAGCATGTGAATTTTGTATAGGATAATTTAATGAGGCAAGTACCACCTCTTTTGCAAGAATCTTTAGGTTAAGTTATAGAAATAAAAACAATATGAAAAATAGAGAATTGCTGGTACTAAACGACATAATAAATAATTATCTCCGTTGCTCTAGGTTGGAGAGATGAATATGACAAATCCACATACGGTTGCATGGAACGCAATAAAAGATGAAATGCTTGGAGAGGTTTGTGAAGTTGCCCGCCGTGTGCCGTGGGGCTTTAAGGCTGATTATCCTTCTATACATAATGTCACTTGTGATCAGTTTCTTGAGACTGACAAGGTTTTTGGCACTGTTATTCTTCATATCTTGATTGGAGAAGGTGAGTCTTTAGATATTTTTGAAAAGGTGTTTCAACACGCCTACAAACACGCTCTTAAAGTAATTGTTCTAGAACATTCTCCATCTTCATCAGATTGGGCAAGAAATGATAATGTAACCGAAGAACGTATTGATTTCCTGCAAAACCTCCTAGATGAATCTGGTGAAAGGATTCGCACTAAAGACTTGGGAAGAAATGTTGTTCATCTATTTACTACAGTAAAACCTTTGTTTATAGATCAGATAAATGATAACTACATAAAAGAAAATTTAAACAAGTCTTGGAAAGGAACGAAAAAAGCGGCTTGGTATTCCGATGGTTACTACACCCATACTAGCGAATCGTTAATCTCGCAAGAAATAATTGATAAACTTCCTGTAGACAAGGATTTTTATTGGGTTATTGGGGGATTAATGTTTCTGGGGAATATTAACAATATACCAGATCACAGACATAAACTGATAGACTCTGTTTTCAAACAATGTTTGATGGCAAGAATTGTAATAGATCCTGAGTCAGATGAGTTAATATCAAAAATAAATACCATTCAAGAAAATTTAGGCAGTGGTATTCTTTCAAAGATTAATTCTGCTCCTGTTTATATAGATGCTTTTGGTAACAAAAATCATTGGTGTAATTTTCACAAGATTCATGGTTGCGAGGATGTCCTTTATAAAATCTCTTCGATTGAGCATCTCAATATCTCGGATTTAAAAACTTCCGACCAAATAATTTACACTAGCACAGTTCCTCTTCCTGCTTACAAGCATCTGAAATTTAAAAACTGGGTTATTACCTGCACAGAGGGTATTAAATGGGATGTGCCTTGGCTGATGGAAAAAGTTGAGGAAGGTTACTCATCGCCATTGAGAAAAAAACCTGCCGATTTATGGAATGAACAAAGATGGCAAAGATGGAATAAAGATAAGCGTAGAGGTAGAGGTCAAATACCTGACTATACGGCAGCCAAGAAGTTTATACAATCAGGGAATGATGTTCTTGATCTCGGTTGTGGCTTGGGGCGATCTGGTCAATATGCTTATAGCGAGGACGTTAAAAGTTTCACTAGCACAGATGTGAACTCAGAAGTTTTAAAATATGTTCCTAAGTATGGTGACAATCACCACGTTGTCACAGGGCTAGACGAATCTAAAAAGTATGATGTTGTTTTATGTATGGATGTTTTGGAGCATGTAGAGCACGATGTTTCATTTTTAAAAAAAATTGACTCCTTATCAAAAAATACCATAGTTATCACTACCCCAAATTTCAATTATTCAAAATGTCGAAATCGCTACCACTGTAGAGAGTATCGTCCTGATTTCTTTGAAAGACTTATCAGAGAGACTATTCCTGCCGAAGAGTATATCTTTGATACCAATGGTGCAAAAATGACTGCCACTATACTCAAAAAAGAAAAACCCACCACTGTTCGTGTGCCTAAAAAAATATTTTTCTATTGGGGCAATGACACAATGTCTTGGTTAAGATACATGACCCTATACTCCTTTAGGAGGTTTAACCCAGACTGGGAAATGGAACTACACGTATCCCATATAGATATAAAAAATAAATATTGGAAGACTCCCGAAGCTCAGGATTTTCATTCCTACGCAGGTAAAAATTGGTTGTCGGAAGTTGAAAAACTTGGAGTAACAATAAAAGAGTGTCCGGTATTTGTCGAAGGGGCAGGGCCATCTCACAACAGCAATTTTTTCAAGTGGAACGAACTAGCTACTAGCGGAGGTATCTACTCGGACATGGATATACTTTTTATTAAGCCTATCGAGGAATACTACAACAATATCAAAGATCTAAAAACAGGAATATCATACAGCACCGAAGTTGCACACCGCAGTCACGGAGGATACTATTCAATCGGATTCATGTTCTCTTCTGGTAACAATAGGTTTTTTAAAGATGTCTTTAACTTTTCTACAGAGCGTTATGATTTTAACAGTTATCAAGGTGCTGGAGTAGATCGTCTATACGAGATGCTGGAGAAAAATCGTCTAGGAATGAAACCATATCATAAAGGCTTATGCTACATACCTATGAATTTAGTTTATCCTTGGAGACATTATCAGCAGGGCGATTTCTTTAATCACTGCCATACAACACTACCGGAAGAAACAATAGGGATTCATTGGTTTGCTGGACATCCAAAAGCACAAGAATTCAATAACGCGATTAACCCAGACACACTGGATAACCACAACAACACAATGTCACACTGGCTAGAAAAAATAATTGGACGTTATCAATTATGAAAACAATACCCAAACGAATATTCTTTTATTGGGGCAACAAGGAGATGTCTTGGTTGCGTTACATGACTTTATACTCTTTTAGAAAGTTTAACCCAGACTGGGAAATTGAACTATATGTATCAGATGTAAAGGTTTTGAAGAAAATTTGGAAGCAGAATGTTGTTCAGGATTTTCATAGCTACAGGGGCAAAGACTGGATGCCAGAGGTTGAGAAACTAGGAGTTGAAATAAAGGAGTGCCCTGTTTTTGACGAACGAGCAACACCAATTCAAAATAGTGACATTTTTAGATGGAACGAATTAGCTACCAATGCTGGTTTCTACTCGGACATGGACATACTTTACATTAAGCCCATTGAAGAATACTACCAGAAAATAAAAGGTTTTCAAACAGGCATATCTTACTATGTTGGAAAGCGTTCAAGGATATATACTAACTTTACTGGTTACTTTTCAATAGGTTTCATGTTTTCTGCTGGCAATAATAGATTTTTTGGAGACATTTTAGACTCGGTTATGGCAAAAAAAAATTTAATCGACTACCAGTCGGCAGGCGTTAACCCGTTGTATAATATGCTTGGTAACACGAAAGGTATTGATAAATACCAAGAAGGTATGCATAATATCCCAATGAAGGTTGTCTATCCTTATAGGTCACATCAGGGGAGGGATTTTTTTAAAGTTCTTAATAATCATCAGATTCATGGTGACTTAACAATAGGAATACATTGGTATGCAGGCAAGCCAATAGCACAGAAGTTTAACAACTCCATTTCTCCAGAAACGTTAAATAGCCAGAGCAACACCATGTCACACTGGCTAAAGTATGTTCTAGACGCTTAACCTACTCACTCAAGTGCTGATTTTAGTTTAAGTTCTGTTACAGGTACGCTGCTGTCTTCTACTGTTTGAGCGGCTAAATAAGAGTTGTAAAGTTCTTCTGAAATCTTGTTCCTAATGATAGGTATATCTAACGTCAGAAAATTATTAACTGTTACGGTATTATTTATATTTCCGTCTCGAAGAACAGAAACCGTAACCACATATCTATCTTCTGGCTTGAGTTTTTTTACAATATCTATAGCTTCATTTTTAGCCATGTTACTTTTCCTTAGTTATATAGTTAAAAAATAAGGCGATCAAAGACCGCCTTATAGTATTTAAACAGCTGAATTACTCAACGGTTTTAGTTTGAGGGTTCCATCTAACCCAGCCACCATCAGGTAGCCAGTTACCGTCACCATCTTTTCGTTTAGGAAAAATTCCCCCTCCCTTTTTATTACTGCCAAAAGCTAATTTAGCACGACATTCAGGGTTCTTGCAAATAATTTCACGAAATTCGTTGTCTTGATTTTTTCTTACACCATATCTCAAGTCTACGCTTCCACATTTACCACAAGATTTGTGACCAAACACCTCTTGAAAGTCAGCGATAGCGTTAAAGTTTTCACCCAAATCGCCTTCAAGTTCCGCAGAAATTTCGCCACTACTTGTTACAATAATCTTCATTGTTACCTCCAGTTTTCTTGAAAGCCTAAGATAGTATCAGGCTTTTCTTTTTCTTTAGTTTGATACTCATTTAAGACTCCTAGCATTTTAACTGCTGTCTTTTTAGAAACCTCCTCAATCTGATTATAATTAGCAACTCCCATGTTTACAAATTTCATCACATTGATGTCCAACTGTTTACATTTCGATGTAATAAAACTAATCTGATAATCGTTGATACTGTCCCCTTCCTCCCATTCACCTGTAGTTTCCGCAATAGGAACGGATTGTTGTATGGCGCGTTCTACAGCTTCGGCAACGTCTTTCTTTGCAAGCTCTTCCGCCGCCAAGCATTTGACTTTAAGTGCTTTTCGTAAAGCTCTACCTTCTGCCCGTGTAGAAGCCGTAGCAACCGGATGCCCTGCGAACAAAGCGTCACAGTTGCCGTGCCATACATCTGCTACTTCTGAGTAAGTTCTTAGTTGTCCTGAGTTCATCCAGTCGATAACAACCTCAAACACTACAGTTGCCCTTCCGGGACCGTTAGCGTCTGTCGAGGGCCACACCTGAGATGGTCTACTAACAACGATGTCTCCTAATAGTTCTTCCGCAACCCGTCTGAGTCCAGCGCAAACTGGATTGCCATCAAATAACTCATTTTTATGAAACTTACTCATAACATAATCATTCCAACCCTCTGATCCATATTTGGGACCATACAGCTCTTCGTCCTTTTCCTTGGCGACCTCTTCCTTTATACTATCTGCGTCAAAAAGAGAATCGTCATCTTGTCCTAGTTTATTCATTTAATCTCCAATTCAATAAGCCTTTGATGTTTAGGCGGGAACTTTTTCTCAATCTTTTTTATCTGTTCAGATACAGCGGACCATATCTTACGTTCTACAGATTTGTTCATACCTTTGCAAAGATATTTTAATCTGACAATACAGAACCCCTTTCCTATTAGTAAGCCGTTTTTAATGTTGTCCATTTTTATCACATTTTGCAGCTTTTCTTCTCCGAAGATGGGAAGAAAGTGCTGTGGTCCATCTATCTCTATTATAGTATTTAGCTCCGGTAAAAGCAGGTCAATTTCAAAATTTCCCTGAACTAATCCTTTCTTATGCATAACTACCTGATAGCCCAAATCGTTTAGTTTTTTCTTTAAAAACTTCTCAGCCTTAGACCCTTCTATAGAAGAAATCCTCAAGGCACGACCGGCCTTTTCTTGCATTTCTCTTTTTTTCAATGGGTCGATTTTGTCCCACCTTTCTTTGGCAGCATCAGAGAAGGCTTTTCTGTCCAAGTCGTCCATCTTATCCCAAGACTTCTCTACGCCTTTGCTGATAGCCTCCTTCTCGGCCTCTGTGCGTTTCTTGCCCTTTGTTGGGTGTTCTAGCCTTCCTTTGTTTATTGCCTTCTTGGTTGCATCTGATCGACTTCTGAGCATGACCCCATGCTTCTTGAGTAGCCTTTCAATTTTCTTAGGGTAAGTGCTGAAATGTTCTGCTATTTCTGCACAACTAAGACCTTCCTCGTACTTCTTTGTTACTTCTTTTATATTTAGTTCTTTCATTTTGTTTCTCCTAGTTTTTTCCAGACTGCCGTTTTTCAAGCGGTTATATTTTTGCCAAAGTCGCTATTCGTGTTGATCTGTTCTATGGGCATATTTCCCACTCCAATCTTCTAGTGAAAGGTAATTCGGGCCGGTCGTCGTAAAAGAAAAGTTTAGCCATTGGATTCATGGAGTCAACCAAATGAACAAACGAAGAATTTATACAGTGTATCTCGGTTGCACGTTCTATTACTTCCATCCAGTCAAACATACTTTTTTCGACAAGGGGTCTGGTTAAATGTATTTTCGGTAGCTCTGTTTGGATGTTTACGTTCGCTTTACCGGCACTTGCTACATCGTTTACTAATGCGAATCTAGGTGGAAGATTTAAATAATCCGATACTAGCTTTTCTTGCTTGTAGTCTCTTTCGATGTGAAAAGAGTCCCATCTATGCGAAAAATCAACACCGGCATGTTTGTAAAAAGTTTCATCAAAATTTAAAGTCCTATCTCCGTTTGCAAGCCACCCAAGGTTTACTTCGCCGTAAAACGTTTGATGACTTTCGGACACTGGGGCAAATGTTAAGTTTATATCTCTAAACATTCTCATTACATTATCTAGATTTGAATGTTTAACAACTAGAGTATTAGCCGCTCCCAACTCACTAGCCATAGGCATGAACCTTGTCGCAGAACCTAACTGCCTAACAAGACCATTGCATATAATATGATCGCCAAGACCTAAATGATGATGAATAATCACTCCACTATCTCTCTTATTTGTTCTAGGTTCCAGTTGTCAACAATTCCTACCGGTTTCTTGTTGCAGAAATTTTCTATCATGTCTGCGTGTTCTTCGCTTCTGGCTATAAGTTTTAGTTTATCGTTTGATATCACTTCATACATTGCGTTGTAATCAGTTGGTATATTTAACCAGTTAAAATCCCATAGGTACAGATACCGATCCATTTTTGTAGGCATTTTTAGCGATATTGCTGCGTTTTTTATCGACGTAGAAATTAACACACCTTCGTAACTGGAAAGAAAAGAAGAAAGCTTGTATGAAAAAAGACACTTAGTTACAGGAAGGCAGTGGGCGTTTACAAATGTTCCCAATGAAAGCTTTGTATTATCTAATCCCTTGTTCCACTCTTTGATTAAATAGAAGGCATTTTGTGAAGGTCCAAGGTTCTCCATAAAGGCCGATATGTTTTTTACCATTATCTTTCCAAGTATTGATTCATTCTAACTTCTGTACCGGGAGGAATAAATTCAAATATTTCTCCAACAAAATGCTTGTACTCGTCTAGCGGATCTGGAAAGTCTTTTGCAAAACTTTCTGGCCTAAAGACCCATTTGCTGCTGTCGAAGTCTTTGGCCTGATGAACCATAGAGGTTAATATGTTTCCTCCATACTTAGGGTAAATTACATCCCTAAGAAAATTCATGTCCACCATTCCCCAAGAAGACTTGTCGTAATAACGATTTTCGGGAGTAACCCTTATTCCTTTGGAGGTCTGCCATTCGAGAAGTGCCTTATACATATCAATCCATCCACCTTGTATGCCCCACATTCCTCCGAGCATAGGATACCCATGATGGGGATGATCTCTCATTATATGTAGAATACTGCCGGAATCTACCCATTCTTTTACAGCATTTGCTTCTCTTTGGGTTATTCTTGAGTCAGCATCTCTAAAAATTGTATAGTCATAATCATCTGCAACTATGAATCTCCAACTAACAGGAGCTATAGGTTGCCATCCTGCTCCCCAATTTGCATGTCGCCCACCCCTATGAACAACCGCATTTGGAAATTCTTCCAGTTTTAATAGGGTTTTTTCAGGAACCGAATCGTCAGCACATATATTGACTGTCCATCCCGGATAGTATTTTTCCGCAAGGTTAATGTTTCTCAACATTCCTTCCGTATATTTAAACTTATCGCCCCAAAGGCTGAATGCTATCGCTTTTTTTGTCATTGAAACGAAACCCTTCCCATTATTCCTATTGAATCAGGCTGTAAAGTATTCATTAATTCTAAATTTTGACCAGCAACATTTGCAAACGATCTAAACGTTGCACGTTCTACATCGTGAGTGTTTGCGCATGGCAAATTTTTCCATATGGTTTTAAGCGTTTTGGTTTTTCCAAACATAAAAGCTGGACTTAACAACTTATCTTTTGCAGGATTTTTAGATGTGCTTAAACAAGAAAGTTTCTTATTATCAAAAACTTTATCAATATTATTAACGAAATAATTGTAGTCACATACAGCAGTATACATCAATCCTGCTTTTTCGCATGATGCCAAACCTTTGTTTATACACTGTTGGATATCTCTAATTAAAAATTTACTATCACTTGAAGCAGAAAGACATATGTCAAAAGTTCCTTCAATTCGGCTATCTATATCTTCTATAAATTTAGAATCTAGCATGTTTTCGCCAAAAGACATAGAAACCGTAGTAAAAAAAGAATCTCCATTACTTAGTTCTTCAGATTTCCAATGTCCTACTCTTCTTACTAACAAATTCCAGTCAAACGCTTTATCTAAGCGTCCATAGAGTATGAGTCCATGTTTCATTCTAGATATTCTCCACAGGTTTTGTCAAATAATTGTTTGATTGTAAGTCCCGTAATATCTGATGGTGTTTTATAGTATGAACAATCTATAGCATATTTTCTTGTATCTTCTTCTATCATTATGGCTCTTTTTTCTGCGGGAAGCACACAAACTTTTATGTCGCAACACGTTTTAAACTTAACTCCACTGTAGTAGGACCGCATAGCCATCTCTCCATCGGCACAATAATATTGATAAGATGTGTTATAAAGCCCGTAATTACGAAATACGTCTTTTTTGTAAATTCCGTAGTTCATAACCACCTCTCCCTTGATTGGGTTGGGATAGTCATAGTCGGCGCAATTGTGAAGATTCCATCCATTATCCCTCATTCCTGTGCAGATTGTCCATCTCAGTTCTTTCATAGATTGCGTATCACCTTCTTTCCAATTAAAAAGATAGGCATCATGATCGTCGCTAATCGTTTCAAAAACATCATCCCATGTATTGCAGAGAAGAACGTCATCATTCCATTGACAAATATTTTCATACGATGCGGTTTTTATGCCGAGGTTCATATAGTGTGGATAAGAACTTCTCTTTCCAACTTCTACCAGTTTAATATTGGGATGATTTAAACGTTTGATATACTCTATGGTTCCGTCTGTGCTGCCACCGTCAACAAGGACTAATTCGAGTCCATCTCCGCAATCTGACTGGACAGTATTTTCTATCAAGCCGCCCAAATATTTTAGGCGGTTTAATGTTCCTGTTACAATACTAATTCCTTGCATAAAAAGCATCTCCCCAACTCTGTGATTGCCAATAGGTTGCAAGTCTAGAAAATCCAAACTCTTCTAGAAATTCATCCAAATCTTCCACCATAGGACACCCTTCGTAAACCTCGTCTCTGTTAACTTCTAGAATCATAGAGTCTACTGTTGTCAGCGAATTGACCGCACCCTTTAGAACTTCTAACTCATAACCCTGAACGTCTATATTGAGAAAATTGCAAACCGGATCGTAATAGTTGTCCAGAATGTCTACCTTCACACTTATAGAATCATTAAACAAAACATCGGTATGTTCTGTTAGGTGTTTTTTTGGCTTCATTAAAGAACTAGATGCACCACTACCCTGCTGAACTCCACCAGACCTCCAAGAAACATGCATTTCTTTTTCACATTGCCTAGATCCTAGTGCAACATTGTGGATCTTTTCGGAGTCTATCAGCTTGCCTTGCACTAGATTATATAAATCTGGCTGGGGTTCAAACATCACGGTGTTTTTTAATCCTAGATTTCTATAGCTGATTAACTCTTCGCCAGCGAAGGCTCCAACGTGCATGACACCGGTAATTGGAAATCTTGCATGAATTTTTCTAATGTCAAAAATCATTATCTAACCTTTCTACTAAATTCCAAACCGGAGCGCATTTCATAACTATCACCTTGAATTTTCTCTAACTGTTCCGCCTAGAACCTTTATGTCTTGAATGACTCTGCCAGTCGTGCGCTCTTCTTTAATCATGGCATCCAGAATGTTAATTTCCTGATGGGCACATATAATGTTGTCTAAGTGTCCCGCTTTTTTTAGTGTTTTGTAACACACTCTATATCCATTGTTAAAATCTTCCAATAGACGATCTGCTTGAAGTGGATAAGTTTCTCCAGAGATGTTCTTAACAGATTCATCATGATTGAAATAATCAGAGACTTGGTTGTTTGGACTATTTACAACGCATCCCAACGGAGGCATAATAACAAAAGGGGGACATTCTTGGCAAAATCTTTGCAAGGCTCTTTCTAGTTCATTTGGATTTTGTTTCCATTTCTTAATTTTGTCAAGATAGCACAATTCTTCTGTCCAAGCTTGTACTACACTTTGTTGAAAAATGTGACCGTCTAGAGAAATGGGATAATTCCAATAGCCGCCATAGTAATGAATACTTCTGTCATAGTAAAGTAGACGTTCCCACTCTGTTGCGAGAGGTCGTGGATGCACAAAAGCCCCAAAATCGCCAACTTCCTGCTTGAACATTCCCTCAATCCCTGCTCCTGATCTGTATTGAGTATTCTCACCGAGCCGTAAACTTATATGACTTAATCGACCAACTTCCGATCCAAAAGCCCCATCAATCCATCGCTGCGTAAGCAGTATGTCATTGTAAAATATGTTATCATCGGTAAAAAACGCAATGTAAGGAGAAAGAGAGCATGACACAGCAACATCAACATCCTTAAACAAAGATTCACTCTGTTCCCAGAATGACACATTTGGATATTCTTTTGGTAATTTTTTGTATGCTTTTTCGTACTCTAAATTGCTACATTTGTAAATAACAATTTTTTCTTCAAATACGTCGTTTACGTCACACTTTTCCATGCTCGAAAGCAATAGGTCTAGTTGTAAAGGTCTATCCTTACTGAATATGATCGAAGTAATTGGCAAAACTTTTTTCTCCCTTATATCTATAGTACCAGCTAACAGTGTGTTTTAGTCCTTCGTAAAGGGGCATACTCGCCTCAAAACCAAAGACTTTATATGCTTTACTTACATCTAAGCATCGACGGGGTTGACCATTCGGCTTGTCTGAATGATAGGTAATATCGCCCGTGTATCCCATTATCTTTGCTAGTGTTAACACCAAGTCTCTGATTTTGATTTCGTTGCCAGTTCCTACGTTTATAGGATGCGGAGTTGTTTCTTTTTCAATGCTTTTTCTGATTATTTCTGCACAATCATCAACGTACAAAAACTCTCTACTAGCGTCGCCTGTCCCCCAGATGTCTATGTTGTTACTTCCTCTGGAAATCGCTCTGTCTATCTTTAAAATTAGGGCAGGAATGACATGACTACTTTCCGGGTTAAAGTTATCATTTGGTCCGTACATATTTACAGGTATTAGGTTTGTAGATTGTAAACCATACTGAGCATGGTAGGCGATAAGCATTTCTGTTAGAGTTTTTTTGGCTATCCCATATGGAGCATTGGTTTCTTCTGGATAACCATTCCATATATCTTCTTCTTTAAATGGAACGGGCGTAAACTTAGGATAAGCACACACCGTTCCAACCATGATAAACTTTTTAAGTTTACCGTATTTCCTAGCTGTTTCAATAAGATTCATTCCCATGACTAGGTTTTCATACATGAACAGTCCGGGGTTTTGTTTATTAGCTCCTATTCCGCCGACTTTGGCAGCAAGGTGGACAATAACATCAGGAGTATTATGCGCGAATAAATACTCAACATGTTTTTGTTTTGTTAAGTCCCATTCGCCTCTTCCTCTTAGCGGAATAATAGTATCATTAGAATCCGATAACGCTTTGCGAACAGCCTTACCAAGAAAGCCAGTGCCGCCAGTAATTATAATTTTAGACATTTAATGTATCCTTATAAGCTTTCAAAATCCCGCCAGCCACATCACTGTATCCAAACGCTTCCATAATTGTTGCAATCCTGTGGAAGCCTGTGTGGTTTTCTGTAACAATCTTTTGCCCTTTAAACATGATTTCAGACATAAGCATCCTACCTTCTATGGTATTTAAATAGTGTTCAATCTTATCTCTAAAATCTTCTGGAGAATTCGCAATTACGATACCGTCACCAAACATCTTGTATCCTTCTACATTATCACTAACACAGAAGCCTCCCGCATACAAAATCTTGAATATTCTTTCATTTACATCGAATCCATATTCTTGCGCATGTGGCTCGCTTAGGTTAGGGCAGATTTTCGCAGAACGGAACAGATTTTTAACATCTGAATCTTCTATTAGGCCGCAGTATTGGTTGACAGGCCAAGGTTGATTACCGAATATTTTTACCTTATATTTTCCCAAAGGATGCAAAAGCGGTGTAAGATAACGATCCATCACTTGTGCTTTGTAAGGCCAATAACCTCCAACAAAACCAATATCGCATTTCAGCTTTTTGTCAAATTTTGCGTTGTTGTACTCAAAGGTGTCAGCGCACATCATTAACGAAATAGGTTTGATACCAATAGACTCAAAGTAATTATGTGTAACTTTTATAGCTTCTTCTGGATAATGAATGTGAACAAATTTAATTTGTCCCGTTTCTTGCTGTAGCCGTTCTAGTAACTTTCTTTCTTTTGTTCCGAGAGTTAGGATGTTAAATCTATCATGATCTATCTCCGAGGTTTGAGTGCCCCAGTCTCCAGCTCTTAATCCAACTTTTAAATGTGGTCTTTCCCTAATGCAATCTATGGTTGCTTTATTTAAGTTATAAGACTGTCCTAAAAATAGGTCTGGCTCAAATTGATCGAACACATCATATGCAGAATGTTCTTTTATTTCCCAAAATCCTACATCAAAACCATAGGCTCTTAAAGAGTTAGCCCAAGCTATTCTTTGATAGTAATGAGCATGTCTACCGTCATTTGCGATTAGTATCTTCATTGCATATCCCCTATTCTGTCGATTTCTTTGATTTGCATACCATCCGGCTCTAAACATTCAAAGCTACCACCTAATTTTATTACTTCGTTAATTATTTCGAAAGACAATTTTTTCTTATCTCTGTCTTCAAATTTTTGCATGATTGAATTGAGTAGTTTAAATTCTTTACCTGTAAAGAAAGCCATCTGTGCCCATTTCAAACTAAGACCGTATGAAAGTATAGAAGCTTTGCCTTTTACCTTCGTGACACCGATTTCTTCTTCTTTAATCATTTTTTTTGAATCAACAATTATAAAAGATTTAGAATATGGTAACTGTAGGGTTTTTTCGTTGAAAATAATGTCGCCATGACAAAACATTAAATTTTGATGGCATGAGTTATTTAAACCTAGACGTAGACTTTCAGAAGAATTTGTAGAGGCGTAGAGTTGATTCTCTACAAATCTAATGCCTGTATTTTTTTTCTGCCTCTTTATTACCTTCGTTGCATAGCATCCCACGACGGCTATTATTTCAACGTTATCAAAATAATTAATAACGTTACTAACCTGATTGTCGATAATACTTTCACACTTGTTTAATTTTAACAAACTTCTAGGCTCATATGATTTAATTTTCTTTCCACAACCAGCAGCAAGAATCACAAAACTAAGTCTGTCTTCTTTTAAATTATTCTTTTTTATTTTTCTTACGTTTCTAGTCATTACTTACCAGTAATTATTTTTGCGTTTTGTTGAAAAATTTCCGTAGTCATTTTCATAGATTGATTTCTTCCATGTTGGTTAGCGATGGCTAAACACTCTGGCACATGGGTAATCATACAAACCTTAGACAGTCTAAGCCATAAGTCATAGTCTTCTGTGCAACCTATAAAGCCTTTACTAGCAGGACCGTGGAGTTCGGATCTATAAATCTCTCCATTAGGCATCCTTACTGCATCTAAGTATTCTTTTTTAATCAATGCGTTACTATGCACCATGCAATGCTGCCGCAAACCAGCCCTACTGTAAGAATCTTTGAACTCAAGCTTGGAATAATCCGGGAATACATTTTCGTAGTCTGCGTATGCCACTCCTACTTCTTCGTGTTCGACAAGTTTGGCTACCAGCTTTTCAACCTTCTCTGGGTAGTAAGCGTCATCAGCATCTAGTACACCAATAATATCGGCCCAGTCCCAGCACATATCAATCGCTACATTACGGGCGACACTAGCACCAGAGTTTTCAATTCTTTTCCTAAAAAGGACACTATCTGTAACTTCCTCGATAGTGTCCACCATTGGATTTCCGAATGGGTCTTTATCTTGAAAAAATCTCGTCCTTAAAATCTTTTCCCAAGAATCGTCAGATGATCCATCGTCTACAACATACAAACGAAGCTCCCCTTTGTATGTTTGACCTATAATACTTTCTATGGCAGGAATAATGTAGTCCCCATAGTTATAATTCGCACAAATAATAGCAACTTTAGGCAGCATAAAACTCCTCCCAAGTGTAAACAGTTTTTGTGCCGCCCCTTTTCTCGGCTGCAAGAACCTTATTCAAGAAAAGAAGGATCGAGTATCAACCATATCATCTTTGAAAACTTTTGCGCTATTTCCGTTTAAAAATTTAAACAGGAAGGCGGGAAATGTAAATCCCGAGAAAGGACTATCTGACTTCGGTAGTAGCATAACAATCTGCTTCATTTCTACGTTAACAAAATTATGGATTTTATTTAAGAAATTGTCAGGAACTTCGTCACCTGAAGTTAGACATTGTACCCATCCATTTTGAAAATGAGTAAAAGTAGCGTCGATTATGGTAGATAAGTTCTTATGAGCTTGGTTTAATTGAACAATGTGATATTTGGTTACAGGGTCTTCTCCAAAGTAAGAAATAAACTTACCCCAAATATCTTCATTGTATTCAACCTTTTCCGTCACCACAATAATATATGGATGTTCTTTTCCGGTTGGTGTTTTTATTTTTTTAATTGAAGCTAAGGTTTTATCAAGATCTTCAATTTCGTCACCCTTTGTATGATCTAATTTGATTATAAAACCTACTCTTGGAGCCACTTCTTTCATTGCGACTTCTTTAATATTCAGCCTGTCTTCGAATTCAAGATTGGAAATCCATTCTTCTGGACGGTAAGTATTGCAGAATCTTTCTAATGTAAAGGTTGTTTCGTCGGAAAGAGTTGAAAATCCTAGTTTTTCATGCCTTGCTAAATCGCAATCGACCTGCTTACCTCCCTCAAGCTTTGAGAAAACGCATCCTTCACATTTTGTTACTGGAGTTAATGATTCTGCCGACATTAATTTGCCCTCTTTATTTTAAGTTGGAATTGACTCCCGTTTTGAATAAACATACGGGTCAAGGTTGTGAAATTATTAGGAATCAGTGTTTCAAGATATTCTAAAGACAAAAAAGAATTAATTCTATTTCCATAAAGGTTAACATTAGGAATATGTACTTGCGAAGGATTGGAACGAAGAGAATTAACATATTTACCGAAGTTAAAAACGTCTAACTCCTGAAAACATATAGTGCCACCAATTCTTATCTTGGAAAGTAGAGTTTCAACAACCTTTGAAACTTCTTCTTCTTTGAATTGACACAGAAACCAATCGCAGTTTATCTCTGTAACAGGATTATCTTGAATGTTAAAAACACTCATTCCGCTACTGGCGTTATTTAGTTCTATCTTCATCTAAATTCTCCAACGGTTTTGTAAAGTAATTTGCTCCAACTCTGTACAAATCTGTCAAGACTATATCTTTCTTCAATTGTTTTGCGTCCAGCCTCACCGATTTTGCGAGCGAGTTCTGGTTTATCTAACAACTCCCTACACCAGAATTTCATATCCGATGCGTTATCGGCTATGATTCCGTTTACACCGTGTTCAATGATTTCTGGAATCATACACGTCCCTGTTGTTACAACAGGACAACCACACGCCATAGCTTCCATCATTACCGATGGCACGGGCGAGTGAAGCGATGTGTTTAAGAACACGGCAGCGGTTTGATAGATATCTCTTAGATGCTCCCTGCATTGAGCGGGTTGGGAAAATCCGGCATGTTCCCCTGTGCATTTTCCTACTACTCGATAAGGAGCAATAGGGCTGGATGCCACTTCTTTCCATAAGCTAAAGCCGCAACACCAATCTCTTGAAGGAAACTCATTAACAACCGATAAGCAATAAAGTTCTCTCGATGTATTACTAGCTCCCCAACCCTGATTCCAAAACTCTGTATCAACACCATGCTCTACTACACTACTATTATCTGCTGAAAAACCCCAAGTGTCACGATTAAACTCGGAAATAAAGGAATTGCTGGAAACAGGAATTTCGCCATATCCCTTTATTTGCTGTTGAACATCACCTCTGACATCTGGCAAAACATGGCAATGTCTAAGGATCGGTATTGCTGTTTTATTAGCTTGTCCCCTTGTCTCACTAAGGAGGTCATGAGCGACCTGTAGACGGTTGCAAGAGGTATGGCTTAGTACAATGTCTATATCTAGGTAGTCGGGCAGAGAGTCGATTATGTGGTAGTTCTCTGGAACCGGTGCATATGTAGTGTCCCACTCCTTGCCAACTCTTAGAGAGTAAAAGTTGTGTCCAGTTTTACATAGATTTTCTTCGTATCGCTCATGTGTGGCAAAAGTTAATATGTTCAGCTTCCGGTCTGATGTGGGCCGGTTCATAATTAACTTAACCGATTTAGCCGACGCTCTAGCTGTCATTTAATAGCCCTTTCATTTCTAATCCTACGGTTTTGTGGAAATATCCATTGGCAGCAGTCTTGCACTGGTTTGCAACATCTTGTTTTATTTCTGGAACTACTAATGTTTCATACATTTTTCGCATTGCTTTAGAAAGTTCCACTATGTCAATATCTTTCCAAGTTGATGCGGATGTATCAATGTCTGGAAGGGATTCTACTGCACCAAAACAAGGAACGTCTCTAGATGGCACCGGAATACCAATAACCTGATCCATGCCGATTCCTTCGGTCCATATGCTGGGAATACCCATAAACAAAACCTCAAGCGAAGGAATACAAAAAGACTCTCCACGACTTGGCATAACAAAACAGTCTATCTGACTAAGAATGTCAATGTATTCTTTTTGCGGCACTGATCCCGAAATTATGACCTCTTCTGAAAAATCTTTTGATAGCTTGAGTCCTTTTCTGATGTGGTTGCAATATTCTTGTACATCTTTTACGGATTTTTTTGAAGTTTTAATAAAAAGTCTTACACTATCTCTCCCGTCAAAAGTCATATGAAAAGCTCTGACAAAAGCTTGGATGTTTTTTCTTTCAATAAATTCACCCACAAACCCAAATACAAAGTTGTCTTTCATCTCTTGTATCGCAACTTGACCACTGGGTTTATATTGAGTAGGGTTTAGAGAATATTTGGCGAGTCTTACTGGAACCTTAACATTGCTTTCTAGGCAGATTTTACGAGTTACTTCATTAGGAACCCAAATCTCGTCCATCATGTTACAATTTCTTGCCCAGTCAGTTTGATTAAAGTTAGAGGATTCAGCGCAAAGAACTCCAATATTTTTATCAAATTTACTGTTGTAACAGTAATTGCTAGGAAGTGTATGTTGAATAACTATATTACAACCCGTTTGTTCCTTCTTCTCTAGGCTTTGCACGATCTCATTTTGAACCCTGTCTTCCGCTTCGTATGTAATAGCCCTCGGAACAACATCTACTCCGGCAGTGTTAAGTGCAAGTATATTGTTTAGCGCGGCGTTACCCCAGCCAGTTCCGTCTTTGTAGTGACCTATGTATAATACTTTCATTATTCTAGCTTTTTAAATATCTCATGAAAAGTTATGTTATCTTCTGCTAAATGTCCCCACTCTTTAAAGAGTTCGTCATTTACATACCAGTCTTCTATTTTTTCATCCTCTCTTAATCCGACATTACCAAACAATATCTTGTATCCAAGGTCTTGAAATTTTTCTCTAGAGTAGTCCTTGTCCCCATCGTAAAACCCTTTAAAGTTTGGATTTCCTTCGGTGCTAAAGTTATGTTCATACGTCATAATCTTAAATGAATATTTGTTAAAATCGAACTCGTCTAATACTTTGCGTTGTGCCATGTCTACGTCAAAGGAAAGATAATCGAAGTGTTCTGGACAATCCCTTTCCGCAAGAACATCATTAATATTATGCTCCATAAGGTCGACACAATGCAAGCTCTTTCTATATTTAGAAGCGGAATCGTAATAAGTTTTGTCATAATCTAGCGCTATTCCCTGCCACTTAAAAACACTTTCCAAGGTCCAAGTATTACTCATAGAAGACCAGTGAGAGTATCTTAGATCTAAATCGCTAGTTCCACAACCTATGTCTACAAAAAATCCCGGTTTGAATCTTGTTATCTTTGAAACAAATAAATCTTGACCAAACTGGCTGTAGAAATTAATTCGTTCCATTTATGTTCTCCATATAAAGCATACCGCTTCCAAATTCAGGCAACTTTTCATAGTCGATACCCTTTTCGTCTAAATACTTAATAAGATCAAGTGCTTTGGTTGGAACATCGTCTACCAAAACCGAGACAGTATCACCCTCGGAACTTTTGGCAATTTTTTCTACAGCAATGAACTGATTTAATGTTTGCACATGTGCGTCAGGTGTTTGTGAAATGTCTGCACCATCCAAATAATAAACGCCGCAGCGTGATACTTGTTGCAGGCTATCTAAGCCATCTCCGATTCTTAAATTAACCCTGTGGCTCAAGGAATTAGCTAAAAAAAATGAGTTTGCTATATGGTCAACATTAATGTCCGCAACATAATATTCACCGCCAAATTTTTTGGTATAAGATCCAAACCAAATATCGCTCCAGCCAGAACCCATTCTAAACTTGTCTTCAAAAGTTTCTATAGCACCTATCTGAAAAATATCAACAGGTTTTCCCTTGAATCTATCTAACGCTCTTTTAAAAAGACTGTCTCTAAATGGCGGTGGAATTACTTTAAGGTTATCCCAAGTTACCTCATTTTGCATGTACTGAATAATCGCACTATTTTGCATTTGCATTAATTTGTCCTCTTTGTCTTTCTAATTCGTTCCAATTTTGCCTCATGTTTGTTAGATCTCTTACAACGCCTTCCATGTTATAAGGTTGATACTTATTTTGCGAAGGAAGGTGGGATTCGTTGAAATAATAGTCATCTTCCGAGGGATTCACCCTGTATCCGAATGTGACATCTTTTATAACTTTAGACCAAAACCAGCCCCCAATCCATTCGGGCTTGTGTAAAACATATTTAAATAGGTAACTTACCTGTTCTTCGGTTGAAACAATATTGTTAGGCATTGAAGTTGCTGGTTTAAGCACTTTTATTGGAGACATGTATGTTTTAGACCAGTCTTTTATCGGAATTGTTTTTAAATGCTCTATCCATACCTGAGCAGTTTTATCCCAGTCGTAGTGATTTCTGGATTTACTGTATATAGACTCTCCATTGTGTCCGTCATATTTTGTTTTATCACGTTTATTTTTATATGCATCTGCTATAACTTTAACCAACAAATCGTTATCGGCAATGGCTCTATAGCAACCCGTTTCACACTCCATAGAAAGTGCCAAAGGGTTCATCGCAATTCCTCCGATATTTTTCATAACTGAGTTCATGGCAGAGTAATTAATGGCGGCCACAGGAACGCCACAAAACGCCGCTTCTAACTGAGGCATACCAAATCCTTCGCTATTAGCGTACTGAACATACAAATCAAATGTGTTGTATATTTTGCTTAGTTCTGCGCCATCAACGGAGTTGTTTACGCCTATGAGTTTTTTCTTAAACTGTTTACATTTTCCGCAGTGACACATGGAGTCTCTGTAAAAGTCCATAGATACATCGCCGCAGTTTTTACACTTGTAACCGAAAAGGACTCTGTTTTCTAGTCCGAACCTGTTAAGAAGTTCAGGGATTTCCCATCCGATGTCGGGATAAAAAACGTGACAGTAAAGGTAGGCTTCTGGGGTTTTGTTTTCGTCTAAGTATTGACGGAAGGCTTTAAACAAGTCTGGGTATAATTTTCTTCTTTGGTTTCTCATAACCGTTCCTACAAGAAATACACTTGAATCAAGTCCCATATCATCCTTGTGTTTATTCTTATCTGGAACCTTGTCAAATATTTCCTTGTTTGCACATGGAGGAGCTATTCCGACAAAGTTAATAGAATCACTTTGCCTAAGAAGTGTATCCCTACCAAATTCAGAGTAGCTCAAAACAGAATCCGCAGAAGCGAACGTATTTATCCACATAGGATTTTGTGGAAATGCGTCTACCGTTGGCATAATTGCCCAATGAAAAAAGTCTCTGTATGGCGACCTCTGCTGGAATTCAAACATCCACCAGTCTCTAATATCCATAACAATATCAGGCTTAAAGTCTATCAATACACTGTTGAAAGTGTTTTCCCCAAAAATTCTAGACGGACTACTTATGTATGATTGAAAGTCTTCGTCGGAATCAAGAGGTCGATTTGGATATACTTTCCAAGGAGAGTTGGCAATTCTTATGTCTTTTCTGTCAACATGAGTAGCCAGCTCCGCAACTTGAAATTCTTCTACCTTGTTTAATCTTGATAGAATCTCTTTACCGTAAACAGAGTATCCGGTTCCTTGCCAATGGGCTTCATTGACCCAAAGTATTCTTTTTTTTCTCATTGAACAATAATCTTAAAAGAGGAAACTCTGAAATATGTAGTAAGCGATACTTCGCTGGAATCATCCTGCTGCCAAGATTCTTCGTTTCGGGCACTGGATTCTACAGCCATTATAGACCCTGTTTTGGCATATTTATTAATCGCTAGAGCAGCAGAGTCCCAAGCTTCGAAGGCAAGATATGTGAAATTTTTTACCTTTTCTCCGTTTGAGTCTTTTCTAAACTCTTCTATTTCTAAATCAAAGTTGACACATGACACACCGTTTACATTTACCAACTCTGGACCGTGTGATATTTTGCCCAAAAACATACATTTGTTCACATTTATTCCTTATCAAATCTGTGTTGCTTTATTAACAATGAACGAACCTTTACTAACTTCGCCATGCAATAATACTGTATTACCCTCAATTAAAACGTCTTTGTTTTCTTTATAACAGTCTGGAAAGATTACAACATCTTCTAGATCGCCGGAACCATCTTCTACGCTAAGAAAAGCCATTTCTTGTCCGGGGTTCTTTCCGTTTTTAGTTTGTACAATTTTCATACGAGATATTTCAACAGCAAGAATTACTTTACCTGTTATCACACCTTTTGCCACATCTTGACACATATTTGTTGAATTAATTATATCTAATCCGTCAACTTTGCTACAAGTAAGTGGTGATGCAAGAAATTTTTCTTCGTCTATCGCAACAGTAAGTGCATTGTCATTTATGTCATAAAATGGATTGTCTAAGGAGTCTTTTATATCTTTAACGGTTTCCATTCTCTTTGCATTAATCTTTAATCCTCTACCCTCGATTAAATGGCCTATCGCCTGAGAAAGATCCTTTGCGAATACAGACGGTTCGCCTGATTTGTAATTGGAAACAATAGTTTTTCGCTCTCTTTCAGTCAACTTTTTCCAAGAGTCAAACTCATAAAGCATTTTTTGTCGAGAGTTTAAGTTATTCCTACCGTTAAATCCCCCTACAGAAATCAATGCGATTGTGGACCTTTTGTTTAATCGAAGATCGTTAATGATAAAAAAAAGACAATCTAACCAGCTAAAATCTTGGATTTCCCTGTCTTTCATAAAATCCATAATCTTCTTGGTTTCTATGCTGCCTACGTTTTTAACATGGTTAATTCCGTAGTATATAACGTTTTTCTTTTTATCTCTAGAAAAATCCGCAACTAAATGTTGCAGTCTAGGTGGAAGCACTTCGATGTTTGCCTTCTTGGCGTCATTTATTAGTTGTTTTTTTTCTTCGTCTGGATAAGGTTTTCTATTCGCTCTATTTAAATAAGTATTGTAGAATTTATTTCTACGATGAAACTTACAATAGGCAGACCAGTAAGCTAGGTATGCATAAGAGACTGCGTGAGATTTATTGAAAGCGTACCTACTAGACTTTTCGATCCATGAGAATATTTCTTCCGCGACACCAAGACTTATTTCACCTTTTTTTTCTACGCCATCCATAAACTCCTTCTTAACAGATGCCATAACATCTGCCTTCTTCTTTCCGATAGCCTTGCGTAGCGAATCAGCTTGTACTCCGTTAAAGCCTGCTAGTTTTTGAACGATAGCCATAGACTGTTCTTGGTAAACAAGAACGCCATATGTTTCTCTTAGGATAGGCTCTAGTGACTCATGTAGGTACTCGACAGGAGCATCGCTTTTTCCAGCTTTTCTATCTGCATAGACCTGTGTCATGCTTTTTCCGTTGGCATCTTTCGCCATAAGAGTTCCGGGTCGAATAAGACTGATAAGTGCCGCAAGATCTTTTCTATTTCTAGGCTTTGTCTCTTTTGCCCAATGTCTACCCAAATGTGATTCTAGCTGGAAGACGCCTTTTGTATCACCTTCGCATAGCAAGTCCCAAACATTTTCATCGTCAAAATCGTTAATGTCAAAATTAGTCATCTTTTTTACTTTCTTTCAACTCTTGTTGAATTCTCTTTTGTTCTTTGTAAAAATCTTCTAGTTCTTCAATATTTATCATGAAAAAATTTCCATGAACATCGTTAACTCTGATGGTTTTTTTGTTATCTGACATACAAATCTCCAGAACCAAAGGCTTTTTCAAAAGTTATTTTCTTGGACAGGTTTCTCTGCATTTTTAAGAATTTGATAAGAATATTGGCCGTATCTTTAACGTCTTGCAAAGCATCGTGAGCGTTGTCTTTCGGTAGACCAAAATAATCTCGCATGTAATCCATACTATATCCTTTGCAGTCTGTGTTGTTTTCAAACCAGCAATATATATGCTGCATTAGATCCATTGTAAAGATCGGATTAAAAAGTGTCTGTTGGTTCTTTTTTTCATTCCAAGGTCCATACTCTTTGCACATTCTATTCACAATTGGCATATCGTAACCATTGATATTGAAACCCGCAGCTATTGGAGCAGTCCAGCTAGTACCCTTCCAGTTAAACTTGTCGCAAAACTTGTCAAACTTGTTCCAGACGGTTTTTGGTTTTGGTCCCTTGCTGATTTCTTCTCTTGTTTTCCTAGTTACCTCTAAAGCCTTTTCCTCTATTGGATCAAAGCCCGCCTCTACAGCTTTTTCGTCGTCAACAATGCAGCGAATCTTACTTTCAAAAACTCCTCCCGGCTGTAGTTCTAACTTTCTAGCGTGAATAGCTACTGCGGCGATTTGAGTTGGTTGGCACTTGTATGGATTTTGACCAGTGGTTTCAAAGTCAAATACGATAATATCTCTGTAATTAGCCATCTTTTCCTCGTTATTATGATTTAGCTTCTACGATTTCTTAAATTAATGATTGTTTCTAGTTATATACTATAAACTTTTTTGGAGTATAGTACAAGTTAAAATCTGGATGATTAACTATTTCCCTACAGAAAGTCCCATCTTCTCCTAGTGGCATATTCTCTTTATACTTGAAATGTTGTGCAGAGGATGCTCTGATAGAAATAGGTCCGTGTGCAACGGGCTGCTTGTTTTTAGTCATTACATTTGTTCTAGGGATGTTAAACCATCCTTCTGGAACAGGGTCTGGATTTGGTTCTACCAATATTATAGGCTCCACGTTTAAAACATCCTTATCGTTAACCGACTCCCAGATAGGAAACAATTCTCCCCGACTATAGTTATGAACAAGTGCATCCACATCGGGATTCACGAAAACCTTTTTGACAAATTCGCATTTTTTAGGATGAATATCGTCGTCAACATCGCAAAAAGAAATAACCTCATCATCGTCCCGGTTGTGAGAAGTGAGGATGTAGGAAAATGAACCTTTGTTTCTAGCCCATCCCGGAAGCTTTCTTGTTGGCGAGGTCGTGATACTATATTCATCAAACCATCTACCTAGTCTTTGGCACAGTGCGTGGGCAACTTCGGTTCTATCTAATAATCCGCTTCCCACAAAGGTTACTTTTTCAGGTTGCATACTTTGAGCGGCAATAAAATTAACACATCTCTCTAATAAGTGCCAATCTTTATCACAAAATGTTATGCAAAAATTTGATTTTATAGTCATTTACTGAAATTCACTTTTTTAAAGAGATGAATTGATCTACGGCTTCATCTAAAGTTCTGAAAAGTTTGCTGTAATTATGACGCTTGCTATAGACTTGATACTTATTTTTTGGTACACGTAATGATGTAACCATCGTGTCCTGTAGGTTGCAAAGAGATACTCCTTTAAACTCAATAGAGCATCCATCATATATGATTTCTTTGTAAAGTAATTTTTGTGCGTTATTCATTTTTGCATATCTCCATGATTTTTGATAATAAGTCAATTCCTAAAACGTCGAATTTAACGTGTCCCTGTTTTTCAAGGGGGTTCATTTCAAAAGCAACGATTGGATCACCGTTTTTATCAACCGTCATCGGACAAACGTCCGAAAGTTTATGTTTTGAAATAATTACACCAGCAGGATGTTTTCCTTGTGATTTATTAGTTCCTTCGATATTTATAGCTTGGGTAAAGATGTCCTTCATAGGACCGTCTAATTTTCCATCTTCATTAATGTAACAGTAGTTTTTAAGTTTTTCTGGTTGGTGTTCCAAGGCCCATAGAATTACAGACTTGCTATCCATTAACTCTAGCTGATCGGAAATTAATTGCTCGTCAGGCAGAGCCGCTGTCATTTCGTTGATTTCGGCAAAACTAGAAGCTTCATTTACTCTACAAACCTCTTTTATTGCAGACCTTCCTTGTAGCCTGCCCATTGTAATCATTTGTGCAACATTTGATTCTCCATACTTTTCCTTGATGTACGAGATTACATCATCCCTATATTCTGCCGGAACATCCATATCAATATCAGGAATTGCCACATTATCTTCTGTATTACGTCCTTCATTATAAAAACGCTCAAAGAGAAGATCAAACTCAACAGGATCAACGTCTGTGATTCCTAAAAGATATGATATCAAGCAACCAGCGGCAGATCCTCGACCCGGACCAGCGAGCCAACCTTGTGATTTAACCCATCGAATAATATCCTGAACGATCAAAAAGTAACCAGAAAGCTGTGCTTTAAAAATAACCTTTAGTTCGTGTTTGATTTGTTTCGTATAGCGATCCTTGTCTTCTTGGGTAGTAATCTTTTCTGTGCCTACAAGTCTTGATTTCCAGCCCTCTCTACATAATTCTGTGAGATAATCATCCTCGCTGATTCCGTCAGGACATGGAAAGGTAGGGAATGATGGTTTATCAGCAAGGTCGTATTCTTCGCATTTATCCACAATTCGCCAAATATCATTTTGACCCTCAGTAAAGCAAATCTTGGTAAATTCTTGGTTTTGGTTTTTTAGGTGAAACGTTCCATAGCTTTTATGAAGAGGATCGAAGAACTGCTCATAATCGTGTTCTAAGTTATTTACCTTCTTTAGTGTGGTTTTCATCTTGCCACATAACATGATTCTATGACACTCAGCGTCACTTTCATCTACATAATAGATTGCCTGCGACTCATAATCAAGCTGTACATGATTGCTTTTAAAAAGGTTGGCAAATCCATTTTTTTCTGCGGTAACACAAAGTACATTTCCTCGACTGGCAACATCTTTAAGAACATTGAGAGTCTGGTTTGATACATACTTTACAAGGTCGAACCATCCATCCTTATTTTTGGCGTAAAGAATATAGCCATCAAACTCGCATCCAATAATTGGCTTGATACCATTTTGCTTACATTCCTGTTGGAAATCTACGGCCCCGGAAAGCGTGCCAAAATCAGCTATTCCACAAGCCGTATACCCATACTCCGCACAGCGTTTTGCTAATTTATCAGCCTTGCAAAACCCGTGCTGTAAAGAAAAGTGAGTTTTGCAGTTAACTGGGTTCCACATATGTTCCTCAAATCTATTTCGCAAAGTTTAGTGTACGTCTTATTATAGTATGAGAGTGCTGATTTGCCAACTGGTTTTTTCATATTTTATTTAAATCACCTCATCTCCAATGAACAGATTTAAGACCGCTATCCTTGAAAAAATGGTACAAACTAGCTGTGCCACACTTATTGAATCCTATTTGAAAAATCTTCATCATCCCGGCGCCTCGTAATATCCTACACTATGACCTTTTTTAGTACACTCTTTAACAGTTGCGTCATGTCCTATGTCATAAAGCCTATCTTCTACATAATTGCACATAGACTTATCTGTTCCGGGCCATTTTTCTTTGTAAAAGTGACATAACCTTGTACATTTAAAACTAGACCTGTTTTTTGAACATGGTCGAGGGTAGTTCGTTTTTCTTATGTCTTTGTATCTTTTTTCCAGCATTGTCAAAAATTTCTTTTGGTCACTTTTGTCAAAACACATGCTGAATGGACCGCCATCGCGAGTAAAAAATATACTCATAATTGCTTGTTTATACTGCGGATACAGCTTAGATATTGCATAATTATATAATAATAACTGAGGATCTTCTAAAAGTTTCTCGTATGTTTTCTTTTCTCCAGTCGCCCAATTCTTTCTTTGTCCCGTTTTCCAATCTACAACTTCTATTATGTCGCTATCAATTTCTGTAACTAGGTCAATAGTTCCTTTAATTGCAAGCTGTCCTTGGGTTCCATCTTCGTATGTAAAATTAGCCCAGTCTTCTTCAATAACTATGTTGAACTGAGGCTCTGTGTCTACGATCTTTCTTTTACGGGGGTCGAACTGTCCGTCGTTAAATAACAAAGCCTCGTTGATTTGTTTGCTGCAAAATTTAATATCTGCCGGTGTGTAATTATGATGGTCGTTTGAAGAATACCATTCAAAGCTTCTGTCTAGTAGTTCCTTTACGAATTTTTTGGTTTTTAGTTTTGTTTCAGTAAAGTTTACCTCTCCAAGCGCATCATCTACAATAGATCTTGGCGTTTTTTTATCTGCCGGATGGTCTTGAATATCTTTTGTGCAGGAGGCGAGGCACTCCATTACTTTGTGGACCATAGTTCCTAGTTGGGCCTTTTTTCCAGAAGGAGACTGGTAACCTAAGTTGTAGGTGATAAAATACTGCAATTCACAGTATTCGAAATTATTATAGCTTGAACTACGTATATACTCTACAATCATTGATTGGCCTTTATTGTATGAACAGTTTTTTTACCATTGGTGACAGTAGCGGCTCCTAACCATCCCCAGTCATTAAGCGTTTTGATTATTTCTTTACAAACTTCATGAATTTCCATATTTTTATTATCAATTAAACAATCCACAAAATCCCAGTTTTCTTTAATCTCTTTTTCGCTAGAGTGAGTATCTCCGTAGATATCTCTTGTGTGTCCTATTACTTTACCTCCGACCTCTTGGATAGCCAAGATTTCATTTTTGAAACGACAGTCGTCAATCACCGCTAACAATGGACGTTCTTCTTCGATATCTTTTAACGTTCTTTTTATCCAAACGGGTTCCCAGATTTTACGCATAACGTCTGTGCCAAAGAATTGCATAAATTCACGGGCGGTCATTGGGCCTGCGGCGTGATATGTTAAATTGATTCTAGCAAGGTCTTTTTGCATTTCCTCATTGCCATATTCACTATCACTAGGAAACCAATCGCACAACAAATTGCCCCATTCTTCTTCAAGAATCTCCTTAGTAGCAATTCCCGGCATGTTTTCCCATCTTAGGTGAGGAACAATCTGGTCTTTATAAGCATTGCTGCCATAACACTGCTCGTAAGTAAGTCCGAACAAAGACATACAGATACTCTTCAAAGAATCTGCAAAGGAATACTTTTTAACAAAGGGCCACATATTATACATAGCCCATTCAACAAATTCAGGATCTCGCCTAGAGATATCCATAAAGGTGTCACCCTGTTCAATTTTACCACCACTATCTACAATCTCTGTGTTAACAATCAACCTACCAGTATCTGGAGCTATTCCAAAGTTTTGGATAACTTCTTGGGCGCGTAACTGATACCCGTGAAGGAAGTTACATGCGGTAGTTTTTCCTGACTGTTTCGATCCAGCAAAGGCAAGTATTCTAGTTTCTGATTGATTATTCATTACTTTTCCTTGTAAACGGTAGATAGGGTATAATTTCTTTTTTAATGTCTTCGCTTGTCATTTGTCCCAAGTCGCGCTGCTTTATTGGGATATCCTTACTGTCAAACCAGCTATCTAATTCTGGCCTGAAGTAATTGAATCTCCTACCACATTTTTTAATTATGGAATCAGCAGACTTCTTTCCAGCTTCATCGTAATCTGTTAGTATGACAACATTAAGCGCTCCTGACGATTCTAGCAGTATTAATTGATCTTCACTTAGTGATGTTCCAAATATTCCTACTGTCATGTCTAAACCAGACTCAAATGCTCGCCAAACATCACCTTGACCTTCTACCAAAATAACTGTTTTAGTTTCAAGTATATTGCTTTTGGCGTAATTTAGTCCATAAAGAATATTCTTAGTGAATCCTTTGCTATGTAGCCATTTTGGCTGTAGATGTTCTTTAATGGCTCTACCAACACATCCTACATAGTTATTATCTTCATCATATAAGGGTACAACAACTCTTCCTGACATTGGCTGATTTTCAACAGTGCATTCTCCAATATCAAATTTTTCTAATATATCTACGCTGTGCCCTCTTCCTACAAAATATTGCGAAGGAATATTTAGTTTGTTTCTAATTGAAGACCTCGTAAATTGAGACTCCTTCCTTGCAATCTTCCTGTTAAACACGTCTACTGTTCGACTACTTCTGTCAACAAAGCTAGACTCTATTTCTTCTATGTCAGTGTCTAAAAACCAACAAATAAAAGAAGCGGTTTCAAGCATAGAAATATCTTTGTTTCTATGTCGCTTCAAACATCCCCGAACAAAACCAAAAAGGTTTCCGATATGTTCTTCCTCGCAGTGATTTGTCCAGCAAGACCAGTTTCCAGTGTTTGATTCGCCGTCAGTAAATATACAGCAACCTTCTGGATTGTCACCTCCATGAATAGGGCAAGCAAAGGCCAATCTATTTGGAAACTCTACCCAGTTTACGCCGAAATAATCTAATAACTGTTTTGATTTTGGAAGCAGGGCTTCACAGAGTGACGATATTTTCTTCTTCGTCAAATTCTTCGGTTTCAAAACCCTGTTCTCTTGTTCTCGAATTATCATGTATCTCGTTCCTAGTTAAACCCTGCTGGATTCTTCCAAACTTACCGAACATTTTCATACTAATATAATCTCCATCATCTAGTCCCTCTCCATGTCTAGCAACGACAGGTACAATCTTTCTGTCTCCATTCTCAGGACCATCCTCCGCTTTTTCTTCGTCTGATTTTAATTTAAAGATTGAAAAACTAGTACAGAGCCATACAAGCCTGTCAGAACCAGAAACAACGTCCGTAGTTTCTTTTGTAATTCCATCCCTGTTGAGTTGAACAAACGCCAAACACGCAACATCATATTTAACCACAAAGTTGTGCAGTTTGGTAATTTGAAAACCGAGAACCTGATACTCTTGCATTGCAGCGTTAATACCCTCTGAACCCATTAGTTTCAGATAGTCATAAACAATAACACAATCTTTTGTTCTACCAGACTCATCGAATCCTACATGCTGGTAAATCCATTTTCTCATTTGAGAAATAATGTTTTCGAAAGACTCTCCTGCAATACTGATGTAGTGATATGGAATTTCTTTTAGTCTTTGCGCCGCATTTTGAACCTTTTCTTTTTCTATTTCACTTTCGCTAAAACGACCAGTAGAAATTCTGTTGATTTCTACACCAGACTCATCAGCCAACATTCTGTTGTAGTGATCTTCTTTAGACATTTCTGTGTCTAAAACTAAAACTGGAACATTAACTTCAGATGCTACGTATTTCGCTACAGCGTCACCAAGCATAGACTTGCCGACCTTGGGCCTAGCAGCAACTAGATCAACGCATTTTCTACGCAAGCCACCGCCGATAGCAGCATCTAACGCAGGGAAGCCTGTAGGTATGCCTACGAAGTCGGACACGTTATCAGATAAGAAATCTAAATAATCCTCTATGCCATCTCCAAGCAGTTCGGTTTTCTTACTAGAAGATTTGTATATGTCACCAGTCGCATCTAGAAGAGGCTCTTCAATCTTGGACACAATGTCCATTATATCCTCTTCCCCACTTACCTTGCCCAGCTCTTTTTCACAAGCTTTTAGTGTTTGAGACAAGTCTCTAGCAAGTTTTAGTTTCGCTATTTTCGCTGCGTATGATCCTACGTTTTGTTTTGTTATTGGGAAATTAAACAAAGAACGTACAAAGGATATCTCATCCTTAGAGTTCATCTGCTCAGATACGCCTAAATCATTCGCAGCAGATAAAATTGAAGATAATTCTACCTGAGTATTTTCAGAAATTGATTTGTATATGCAATCGAATAATAGCTGATTCATAGGATCTGTAAAAGATCTTGATTCTATGAAATCAACTTCTAGATAAGCATCTAAACCATATTGGCAAAGTGCAGCTAATACAGCTCTTTCTGATGCTAAGTCGCTCAATTTTTTATTCATAAGTTTTTATCGTCGTAAGCATGAATCGCAAGTAAAAAAATCCCTGACGAAAGACGGATTAACACTCACTACTTTACTACACCTTTGGCAAGTTTGGTCAACCTTTTTGAATGTTGGTCTTCGTCTTTCAGTTAATTCTACATTTGGCGTGATATTATGCTCATCCTTATGTTCACCTTTGTCTACATAGAGGTTCGTTCTTTTTTTTACCTCCACAGGTTGTCGCATTTTACTTTCCGACTTCATGGAAAACTCTGGAAATTTATTATCTAATTCCGCTTCGTTTTTAGTGACTTCTTTATTGATTTTTTCTTGACTATTTTTTATAGATTGAGAGTCAATCAAGTCCGTAGCCAAATCTAATAGCTCCATATCGCCAGTTTCTTTAGCTTTCTTAATTAGTTTTTTTATCTTTACACTTAGATCGCTCATTATTTTCTCCTAGCCATATTGTTTAGAGTGTCTGCCATCTTGATAATTCTTTCCTGTTTTCCTTCTAGCATTTGAACCCTAGCATGTGCATGGTTTTTAACCTTTAAAATCTTTGTAGCTAGTGGATTTTCTTTCACAGCAGAATAATACTTCTTTTCCCATTTTGTAAACCCATCACCGTATTGGTCCAGTGTACTACCTATTATAAACCAAATAGAACCTTCTGCCCAATCAAAAACAATTTTTTCTTTAGCTTTTACCCCAGCCAAGTATTCTGAGTATGCGTAGAGCCTAAAAGAGTTGATGTAACACGTTTCCTGACTCCATGACTGCATTTCTTCAAAAGAAGCATTGATTACCGTCTCTATCTCTTTAGGAGGGTCTACTCTAGCAAGAAACTTGGAACTAACCCATTCCTCGATAGTGTTGACAAACTCGGTACTTCTATCCTCTTTCATACGATGCCTTTTTGTTAAACGTTTTTTCGTATAGTTCGATATCCTTACTCAAAAGGTTGGTAGCCCTAGCTAAAATTTCCGGGTTGTTCCACAGGTATACCGATTTGTTTTTTGGTTGAGTATTTGTTTTTGGAAAATTGTTGACCTCGATATCGAAGCGTGACATAATCTTTCTAAAATCTCTTTCTAGGTTGTCAAAGTCTCCAATGAAATCAACTTTGGAATTAAGCCAAAAGGATTGTAGACGGTCGGACTTTAATCCGTCTCTATTTTCTAGACAAAATATAAACTCAGCAAATGCCAGATCTTGATCGGGATTATCTATAACTTTATTGTAAATTTTGTTCATCGGACTTGGTATGTGCTTTCTATGCCAGAACAAGGACGTTAGCCAGTCGTAAGGATTCCTTAAAAAGGCAAAGTGCCAAAATTTTTTTTTTAAATGCTTTGTTCTTGGGTTTCCGTAGAGAATCTTTTTAGTTAAACTTACTTGGTTATGTGCCCCAAATCCGTTTCTAAGACCAGCGTGTTTAAACCACCACTTCATCCAATTATTGTGGTCAGGATTGCTCTCGCTCCAACCTACAAACATTTCTCCTTCTGTGTCCCTAGTAAGAGTACGAACCCCTCTCTGTCCTACAAAGTACACTTCTTGTCCCATGTTTTTTGCTATCCAGTTTCCGATGGATGTTCCACCGGTTTTTGGAATATGATGACAAACAAAACCTTTTGTCTTATGAGCCATTGTTACCATTTTAGTCTCTGTCTCCACTGTTCGTCTGTTTCGTTAAAATTAAGCTCTATCAGGGTTAAGTCGTTTAACTTAAACCAATCCTGCTTGGTCCTATCTCTTGCTTGGGCACGATAAAAATTAATCTTGTTTTTGTGGTAAAAATGAATGTATTTAAAGTGCTGCTCGCCATGAACTTCTACAAACATTTCCCTATTAGGAACAAATATGTCGCATCTAAGTTTGTTATTTTTAGTTGTAGCAGAGCCGGGAAGAGAAACCTCTTCTAAAATAACGTCAAAAGGAAACAACTCTTTAATAATTCCCACTGCCCGCTTGTGCAGCTTTGATCTTTTCCCTTTGTTCCCCTTTGGTTTCCAGTTATAGTCCTTTCCGTCAAGTCCTACTACTTTCATTCTAACCCTTGAGCGGTCATTTTAGTCAAGAGGTTCATAAAATCAGGATTTTCTGCCATAAAATTGTAAAGTTTTATCTGACCTTGGAACTTAAACCCTTTGGTTGATAGTAGTTCTTCTTGATTATCAACATCAATGTCTGGTCTCGCCTTCTTTAAAATTGCTTTAAAATCTTTTTCATCATCCCCTCCGCCAAAAGTAACGAAATCACAGGTACACCATGCTCCGCTTTTTGAAACAAGTCCGAGATCCATTCCGATTTGTATATTTTCTTGAACCTTGTCGATTCCTTTTCCATATCTGATATAACTTTGCACCTGACCTCCCGGTGGTCCACAGGATGAACAGATAATTTTCCAGTTTACAATCTGGCCGATTCTTTTACCATTCTCATCAACCCAACCTTTAATTGCTGGACGATCCATCCCACTGCCAGCTATTTCCATTCTTGTGTCTGCCTGATACTGAATTTTATTACCACCATCAGACATTTTAGCCTTGCCAAATCCACCAGTATTTGCGATATAGTGAGTTATAGCTATTACCAACCCTCGTTGCTTAGGAAGTAGTTGTCCAATCTTCTTGGTGAAAATTGATAAAATCTTAGGTAGTCCAGCACGACCCGGACTAAAATCTCCTTCTATTTCTTTCTGCGGCAGAAGGGATGAAACCGAGTCGATAATTAACACAGCTCCGGCATAATCTGGATGGCTCATCATCTTATAAGCGGCTTCTAAAAATACTTCTGCGGAAAGAGGTTTGTCGACAGGTGCAATTACGTGAATCTTGGATGTATCAAACCCTTCCACTTGAAAGTTCATGTCTTTAAGTCTACCTTCAGCGTCTAGATAAATCACTGGGCGACCTTCCGCTTGACAATTGGCTGCAATTTGCATTGCTGTAGTTGTTTTGCCGCTTTTAGGATCTCCTGTAAGGGTTAGCCAGCATCCTTCACGAACACCTCCACCCAAAGCTAGATCAATAGCAGGACTAATTGAAATCATTCCTAAATTTTTCTTTTCAGTTAGTACATCTATTCCGCTTTTAATAATTTCGCCATTATCTTTCAAAATGCTTTTTAAATATTTTGGTTGAGTGGACTTTTTATCTGCTTGAAATTTATTACTAAATTCACTTGTTACCATCTGCTTTCCTTATTTTTGATAATAGACTATTGTTTTTCTTCTTCTTTTTTGACTTGTATTCGCCTTTAGGTAAGTTCACAACTTTTTTTTCTTGCAGCTCTTGGGCGTCAGTTATTTTCTTGGCTTTTTTTACTCCCTCTTCTACGAAGTCGAGTATTAGTACAAACTTTTTACTTTTATGTAGAAAGCCCAACGAATAAATACTTTTACCACTTGGGCTGTTTAAATAGTAAAATATGGGCTTCTCTCCATATTTCTTTATTAATCTGTTGGCTACTCTTATCTGAATTTTGTAAGAGTCTCCTTTATTCCAAAATTTGTAAGCAAGACTTCCCTTGTTTTCGCGTTCAGCTTTTCTAATGCAAACCATTTCAGCTAAATACTGAGCAGCAGTACAAGGTTCACCCGTTGAGATACTTTTGAACTTTTTCTCGTTTTTCTGATTCATTTTTAAAAATCAACTGTTCAATGTTTACTTTTGTCAACTTTCTCTTTCCCTGCAATTCTTCAAAATCATTCAAAGGCCAGACAAACTTTCTAATGTCTATATGTTTGCAGTTTTTATTAAGCAGTGACACTGTTAGACTTTGGTAGTCTTTAAAGTCGCCTGACATTGACTGTTCTCTGGCGACCCCTCTCGATATAGAAAACCCGTCCAAGCCATCTGGGTCAGAAAAAAATTCTACAGCAGGACATCCAAGCATATGCAGCTTGATGCTTGTTGGCGTTGTATTAGTTTTAAAGCAATGCTTTTTAAATCTTTCCCAGCATTTTTCATAACCCTGTCTTTCATAGTCTCCATAGACAAGGCTTCCGTCTGTCATAGTTGCTATCCAACTCATTGTCAAGGATGACATCAGTTGTTTTCTCACAAATGGATCGAAAGAAGTACATACAGAATCGTTTAAAAGATGTAGGGGTTTATCTTTAACTTCCGACATTTACTTACCTTTTCTTTATTTCGTGAATATGTTTAGAGTATCGTGGACTAACTTCTGGTGATTTCCTTTTTGCTCTTGATTCGTCAGCAGCCATTGACGCTGCCTGAGTTCCAATCGTAGAACGCACAACCCCGTTTTCCGCTACGTTTCTGGCGTACAAAGGATTTGATTCAGTTGGTGGGCTTAGAGCTTCTGATGCTAGTTCTTCTTCTTGCTTTTCCTTATTGGCTGTAAAGGAAAGCTTCATGATTTGTTTATCAACCATGTGAACGGATCTATCTAGTAGATCTGCTATTTCATTGGGTGTTGTGTCTTGGTAATTTTTAGCAATATATGCTTTTTCTTTTTTTGAAAGTGGTCCCTTCTTCATTATTTAATCTCCATTAATAAACGTCTAGCGAAAGTGTAATCAGTTCTTTTTTTGCTTTTTAGATATTTCATAAAAGCTTCAAATGTAGCAACGTTAACCTTTCTAAAAGAGAATGTTGCAAGCCTAGCTCTACCTACTCCAGAGTTGGTGTAGTAAGGGTCAATCAATTCTCCGCTCGAAATTCTTAGGAAGAACTGTTTTGACAAATTTTCGTAATCATACGTACAAGAAACGCTTTTTGCGAAAGCAGTTCTTTCATCCTTTACTTTTTTTGCGTCCATACCAAACCATTGTACAAGAGTTTCTGTGGGCTTTGGTAGTCCCATTTGGTCAAAATCTTCGCTACTATGGTTTTTCATTAAGGTTCTCCAATAATTGTTTTACTTTTAGGATACATTCACCTTCTGTAGCTCCGGCAATCATTATCCGGGCTTTATCTCTAATTCCAAACTTAGAAAGTCTACCGTTACCGACTACGGATTCTCCTATGATTCCATTAGAGTCTAGCTCTCTGACTTCTATTTTTAGCGTTATAATTGCTGTATGTGGATTAGCTCTTGGTGGATCGGGATCTTTTTCTATCCCGCTTCTCATCATTTTTGAGAAAGCTGTTTCTCTCATGTCGATGGTCGCTCCCCTGTCTTAACCCAATGCGTTTGCTGTTCTGGTGTCATTGAAACAATCGCTCGATGACGTTCTCTTGCGCTCTTTTGTTTTGTAGAAAGTTCTGAGTTTATCTTATCGCTAGATCGCTTAGTTTCTAATTCATACTTTCCCATTTTTGCCGTATTTCTCTCGGCCTGCTGTGCGATTGTGGTAGGTTCTCCCTTAACGATAATACCGGGAGCGTTAATGAATATTTTTTTTAAGCTTTTCTGTTCGCAAATAGGACAAGTGTGATTTTCGGGTTCGTCATGTCTCTGAACAATTTCTATATGATAAGCACAAGGTTCGCATTCAAAATCGTATGTTGGCATCTTAGTTCCTCGTTCCTGTTCAATAAAAGGGAGTTACTGTATTATAGATACAAGTAACCCCCAAAGCACATTTTAGTTTATTTTAACCTATTTAAAATTCTAGATATAATTCTGTTTCGAACAATGTCTTCATTAGTTAGATAGCAAATTCCAACACCCTTTAGGTCATCTAGTTTTTCCATGCAGTTATTTAATCCTCCTGATGTATCATAAGATCCTCTTAGATCGGTTTGGTCTAAATCTCCATTAACAACTGCTTTAGAGCCGATGCCGATTCTTGTCATAAACATTTTGATTTGTTCATACGTGGCATTCTGTGCTTCATCTAAAATCATAAATGTGTGATGAAAGTTTCTTCCACGCATATATTCCAAGGGACACACTTCTATTTTGTTTGTGGCCCTCATTGAATTATATGTTTCCACCCCTAGATAAAGTTTCATTTCTTCAATTATTGGAACCATGTAAGGATGAACCTTCTCATTAAGCGAGCCGGGCAAGAAGCCCAACCCTCTTCCTGACTCTATTACTGGCCTTGTTATTATTATTTTTTCTATTTTTTCTTCTAATATATATTCACAAGCCATTCCTACTGCTACTGCGGTCTTACCAGATCCGGCTGGACCACAGCAAAATGTAAGATCATTTTCTGACATTAATGATATATAATCAAACTGATTTTCGCTTTTGGGTTTAAGTTTTTTTCGGGCTGGTCTAATGGGCTGTTTCTTACTGTTGTCTCTTCTTCTTTTAGCCATTGCAGTGCCTTAATAAGTGTCGTTGGATTTAAACTCATGAATAGTCGAATCTTTTACCAAGAATATTTCACTAGAATCGTTTCGGTAGGATAGTGAAGCTGTTACACTTTCACCTCCTACGCCTCCACCAGTGATTGAAAAATCTGTTAAAAAATTCTTGTCACCTAGATTCCATTGCCAGTATTTTGAGGCAACGGCGGGATCTTTTGCTAATATTCTAATTTCTCTATCCGCCTTATTGTTTCCCTGAAACTCTTTGGCGTAGTAGGCATACAGCTCCGAATTCGTGTTGGTCAATCCATAAGAGCTAAAGTGAGTATCCGTAACAAGGTGGTCGAACTTGTCTATAGGCGGCTGAATTGCCGATGGATATGTGTTGGGACTGACTGTCTTTGGTTTCGTTTGCTGATTAGAGTTTATGTAATGATCTCTTACAATTCCTTCAAATGTACAACTTACTGCAATAGGAAATTGAAGAATTTTATAATTGTTTATTCGAGTTTCTCCCCCTTCATCTGGAGTACCTGCCTGCTGCTGGGCTACATTTGAGTATATATCACTCCCAGACCACTGTCCGTAATCTACAAGTTCCTTAATATTAAATTCTATGTCAATACTAATAGAAGTTATTCCTATGATTGGAATACCATCCTTCTCGTTGCCAAGATAGAATAACTCCTGAACCTCTAGCGGCAACCAAGCGTAGGGAAGTCCGGCATCGGCTTGCGTATGAGGAACGATATCTGGATTTAGTATAATATTTTTACGCCGTAAGGTTTTTGCTTTTCTAGGAAGAGGGACCGCACTATCACTCACCTCTGGGTCCAAGTCTTCAAAAAGCATAGCATCAACAACCAAATCCTGTTCGTAATATTCAGCGGTGAGCGATATTGTTTCTCGAACAGCACCCTCTGTTTCAATATCATAAGATATAGAGTTTAAAACGGCACTTCTGTATGTTATGGTCCTACATTCGCTGGTTGTCGATGGGGGATCTTCTCCGGGCGGAAATCCGCTATTTATATTAGAAATGCTGTCTCTGCCATAAACAACCGTTATATCATAATATCTTAGCTTACCATTTCCAACACCAATTCCGTTATTAATATTGGTAACATGCGCTTCTTCGTAAGTGGTCTTACCGGTTGTGTTGTAGAAAAAATCACCCTTCCCCAATCCATATTCACCCGCTACTACATCTGGGGCACCAGAACTTGGGGAGGGTTCGTAGTAAAAATTATCTTTCAAAGACCCTAGAACTCTAGTGATTTGAATTTCGTATTTTGTCTTACCGTATTTTAATTTGTCCTGAGTCATTTGACCAAACTCGGGAAGTTTTTCTTGAGAAATCTGCCTTTCTACACTTATATCCTGAACACCATCTAGAAATAGATGGTCCGTAATAACTGCGCCTAAAGGGTCACCCGGACCTATAGCTGTCTTGTAAAAAACAGCATGAGAAAAATAACCTATTCTATCGTTAAAAGGTGATGTATATGCCATTATTTATTATCTCCCATATTAGTAATACGCATTTCAGTCACCCTCTTTAACAAAAACACCATCAATCATTTTACCCTTACGATCTCTAATATCATTCCAAGCAGTTTCTAAACATTCTCCAATGCTTAATCCATTTCTCTCCGCAATATTAATGAGTACAACTATCATGTCTCCGATATCGTCCGAAACGTTTTTGTCTTTGCAAATACTATCACTAAGCTCTCCCGCCTCTTGTATTAGTTTGGCAAATTGGTCTTTGTCGGTAGATCCATTGATTAGATTGCGCTCATGGTGCCATCGTGTAATTTTTTCTATCAAGGTTTTAGTTCCTACGTTCTTCTTGATAGAATTGTGGCTTTTTTCTAACATATCCATTCTTGCTTTATGATCTTGACATTCGGGCAGGTCATTGCAGCAATTTTTGATGTTCGCAACGTTAACTCGTACCATAGTTAGTCCTTTTTGAATTTAAAATGAATCTTGTCTAAATGAATCGTAACAAAAGTTTCATCTCCTATCTTTTCGGTTGTCACATGATCCGAAATTGTAGAAACGACTTTGGAGATCTGTTTTATGGTTTTTTCTTCTATGCCATACTTCTCTAGTATGTTATCAACGATACTGTCAAAAATACCACTATATCTTTTGTTACTCATAAAATATCTCCTAAATCCATATCATCCAAATCATTTTTACTGGCTCCAATCTTATAGCTGGTGATTTCATGCTCTTGTGGAGCCACTTGAACACTCTCACTGCTCATCCAATGACTTGTCCATCCGGCGATGGGATTCTTTCCTACGTTATCGTATGGTAGACCTATCGTTTTTCTTCGTGACATACACAACCAATCGACGTACTGATGTAGAACCTGCTCGTTTAAGCCTAATATTGAACCATTTTGAAACAAATAGGATGCCCATTCTTTTTCTTCTTTTGCAGCGCTCTCGAACATTTCTATAGCATCGTCCTGACATTGCTTTGCCGTATTCACAAACCCCTCGTCTTCTTCCTTGTGTAGAATTTTTAATATGGCCTGAGTGTTAGCTAGGTGCAAAGCCTCATCTCGTTTTATTAATTTTATGATATCTGCATTGCCTACCATTTTTTTATTTTCAGCAAAGGCGAAACTACAAACAAAGCTGACGTAAAACCTAACAGCTTCGAGGATGTTAATGCTGACTACAGACATATAGATTTGTTTTCTTATATCTGAAGGCTTATTGCTACTGCAAGCCATTCCCATGAGATTGTTATAATCCCTAATTGCAGAGTTGGCTCGCTTCATAATTTCTTTATCTTCGTAAATACCGTTAAAAACTTCTCCGCTGTCTGGGTAAACATTTTGAATAATATAACTATAACTTTGAGAATGGATTTTCTCAAAGAACTGCCAAGTCATTAGGCAAGCCTCTAGTTCAGAGTTGGTCACAAACTCAAGCAATGTTGGTACTCCACGGCAGATAACACTGTCGAGCATAGTTTGATATTTCAGATTAGATGTAAAGATAAACTTTTCATTATCAGATAATTCCTTAAAATCAGACCTATCTTTCTTTAGTTCAATTTCTTCTGGTCTCCAGAAGTTCATCATTTGCTTACTATCAAGATCCTTAAATACAGGATATTTTATCTGATCGTAACGCTGTACTCCAAGATCTTTTCCAAGAAACAGCGGTTGTGATTTAGGGTCTATGTTTTTTGTATTAAAAATTGTTTTCATATTGCACACGCTCCAGATTCGCAGTTCATTTCTTTTTCTGTATCTCCATCACCATCGGGAGTATTACAGTAGTAAAAATTCTTTAGTCCGTACTTATATCCATAGATCTGATCTTTGATAATTACACTTAGCGGAATATTTCCATCCTCGTAATGTGAATAGTTATAGTATAGATTGGTACTCATGCTCATATCTGTAAACTTTTGAATAACCGCCGCTACATCCATAATGTCTCTATTGCTATCCATGTCCCAAGCCATAGTATAATAATTTTTACGCATATGGTAGTTGGGAACTAATTGCTTTAATACTCCATTCTTAGCCTTTTTTGAGATTAATAAGCTCCGCACAGGCTCTATTCCATTTGTGCTGTTCTGAATAACAGAACTAGACTCACAAGGCATAATAGCAGATAAAGTAGAATGCCGTAAACCATAGGTTTTAATTTTTTCACGCAAAGCCTCCCAGTCCATGTTATACTTTGGTTTAATGATATCGTCAACCTTTTTTTTGTACCAATCAATAGGCAGAAGTCCTTTTGAATATTTGGTATCTTCAAATTTAGGGCATGGTCCTAGTTCTTCCGCTAGTTCGCAACTAGCATTAAGTAGATTCCATTGAATTTGTTCCATAGTCTCATGTACTAACTCTAAAGATTCGGTTCCATATTTTAATTTATTCTTTGCCAAAAATCCGGCAAGATTAGTGATACCAATACCTAATGATCTACGGTTCTTTGTAAAGTTTTCTCCGGCAATAACAGGGTAGTCTTGATAGTCAATAACGGCATCCAGAGTTCTTACTGCCATACGGCACGCTTCTTCAACATCCTTCTCGCTGGATAACTCTAGAAGATTTAATGCAGAAAGAATACAAATACCAATTTCACCTTCTGGATCGTCGATGGATTTAATTGGAACTGTTGGATGAATAATTTCTTGACATAGGTTGCTCATATGGCATGGTATGTCCCACGATCCGTGTGCATTAGCTGAGTCAATGTTCATACTGTAGATGCGACCTGTTTCCAGTCGCTCGCGAGCATAAATCTGTGCAAGCTGGCGAGCGGGAATTTTCTTCTTAAATTTTAGTGATCTTTTA